TTGCTGCTCTGCGTGCTCAGGGAGAGCGTGCTTTTGCCTAAAATAGTTTAGGAAAAGCGTAGAGGAAGTAATACATATAGGTGTTACTTCCTCTTTTTCGTTTATGGAGTTGTCATGGAAATTCAAGCAAAAATTGAAGATTTAAAAAAGAATAGAATATTTATTGCCACACCAATGTATGGTGGTATGGCTCACGGCCTCTATATCAAATCATGTCTAGATCTACAAACAAGTTTAGGCCAGTATGGTATCGAAACCAAATTTTCTTTTCTTTTTAACGAATCTCTTATCACAAGAGCACGAAATTATTTGGTAGATGAATTTCTCCGCTCAGAAAATTTTACTCATCTACTTTTCATTGATAGTGACATTCACTTTAATCCTCAAGATGTCTTGGCCATGTTGGCATTGGATAAAGATGTGATTGGCGGTCCTTATCCTAAAAAATCTATTAATTGGGGTAACGTAGCTCTAGCTGCAAGAAAACATCCAGATATGGATCCAAGAGAGCTAGAAAATTTGGTTGGTGAATATGTGTTTAATGTTGTAAAAGGAACTTCTTCTTTTCAAGTGACTGAACCATTAGAAGTTTTGGAAATTGGTACAGGCTATATGATGGTCAAACGACATGTATTTGATAAGATGAAAAATGCTTATCCAATGATTCATTATAAACCAGATCATGTTGGTCAAGCTCACTTTGATGGTTCAAGATACATTCATGCATATTTTGATACTGTAATTGACAGTAAAGATTCGATTACTGGTGGTGGTTCTGATCGTTATCTAAGTGAAGATTATATGTTCTGTCAAATGTGGCGTAAAATTGGCGGTCAAGTATATTTGTGTCCTTGGGTTAAAACTCAGCACATTGGTACATATGCTTTTACAGGAAATATGCCTTCAGTTGCACAATTTACAGGCAAACTGTAATGAAAAATAAAGATGTAGTCAAAGCTTCACAAACGGCTACAACAGGTGGCCGTAAATTTGATGGCGGTAAATTACAATATGGTTTATTACCACCTGCGGCGCTCAAAGCAACGGTGGAAATTTTAACATTTGGCGCAGAGAAGTATGAACCTGACAATTGGAAGTATGTGCCAGATTCTAAACGCCGTTACTTTGATGCTTTAAATCGCCACCTATGGGCATGGAAAGAAGGTGAACAATTAGATCCTGAATCTGGTAAACATCATTTAGCCCATGCTATGTGTTGCCTCATGTTTCTATACGAACATGATACAATATACTCTATTGATAAATCTTAATTATGAGAGGTACAAATGAAATTATCAAACGAAACCATTTCGGTTCTCAAAAACTTTGGTGCAATTAACCAAGGTATCCTTTTCAAAAAAGGTAAAACGCTAAAGACAGTATCTTCACACAAGAATATTCTTGCTGAAGTGGATATCAAAGAAGATATTCCTGCTGAGTTTGGCATCTATGACCTAAACAATTTCTTGTCGGTCATTTCTCTACACAAAGATGACCCGTCATTTGAATTCGATGACAAACAAGTTACGATTGTTGGTAACAAAGGTCGCTCTAAAATCAAGTATCGTTTCACTCCTGCAAATATGATTGTCACACCTCCAGAAAAAGCGTTGACAATGCCAGATGCAGAAATCAAATTTGATTTGACGGCTGAAGATTTTGATTGGGTCTTGCGAGCTGCTGGTGTTCTTGCTTCGCCACAGATTGCAATTGAATCAGATGGCAAAAAAGTAAGTGTTGTTACACTTGACTTGCAGAATGATTCTGCTCACACCGATGCTTTGGAAATTGCAAATGGTAATGGCAACAAATACAAAATGATTTTCAAAACAGAAAACATTACAAAGGTATTGGCAGGCACTTACGAAGTTTCTATCTCATCTAAAGGCATTTCACATTTTAAAAACAAAAACCTTCCGTTGCAATATTGGATTACAACTGAGCAAGGTTCTAAATTTGAAAAAGTAGCTTAATTAAATTATGATATATGTGAAAGGTTCTTATGGAACATTTGTTATGGACAGAGAAGTATCGGCCTCAGACGGTGGAAGATTGTATTCTTCCAGACCGTCTGAAAAAGCCGTTTCAGGAATATGTGAATCAAAAGGAGATACCGAATCTCCTATTGAGTGGTGGAGCCGGCGTAGGCAAGACCACGATAGCGAAAGCGATGTGCAACGAAATCGGTTGCGACTTCATGGTAATCAATGGTTCTGATGAAAGTGGTATTGACACATTTAGAACCAAGATTAAAAATTATGCTTCATCAATGTCACTCTCTGGTGGCCGTAAGGTCATCATCATTGACGAAGCGGATTATCTAAATCCAAACTCAACTCAACCGGCTCTCCGTAATGCGATAGAAGAATTTGCAGGTAATTGTTCTTTCATATTTACTTGTAATTACAAAAATCGCATTATAGATCCGCTTCATAGTCGTTGTGCCGTCATCGACTTTGGCCTCAAGAATGGTGAGAAGGCCAAGATGGCTGCGGCGTTCTTCAAGCGAATTCAAACAATTTTGCAAAGTGAATCCGTTGACGCAGATGACAAGGTTCTTGCTGAGTTAATCAAAAAACATTTCCCAGATTTTCGCCGTGTGCTGAATGAACTTCAGCGTTATTCTCAGTTTGGTAAAATCGATACAGGTATTCTTACACAGATTGCTGATGTATCTATTGATGAACTAACCAAATCTATTTCATCAAAAGACTTTGCTTCTATTCGTAAGTGGGTTGCAACACACGAAATTGATAGTACGGTTTTGTATCGTAAGATTTATGATTCTCTTTATGATGTAATGAAACCGCAATCAATTCCACAAGCGGTCATCATTCTCGCTGACTATCAATACAAGGCTGCGTTTGTTGCTGATCAAGAAGTGAATACGGTGGCTTGTCTGACTGAACTAATGGTATCTTGTGAGTTTGTATGAACCCATTCGATTTTGTCAAAGAGATTTTACAAGGTAAAAAACAGTTAATTGTTGACGACCTGACAGAAAAAGAATACAATTCATTCATTATTAATCGTTCTTTATCTTACCATAAAGATTGCGTTCTGTATGCAAATGAAATGAACAGACGCCATTTTCTGGATAAGAAGTTGCAAAATGACTTTTTACTAAATACCGTCAGGTCCCAAAAAAGACCATTTGCGAAGTGGGTTAAGTCTGAGAAAAGTGATGATTTAGAATGTATAAAACAAGTCTATGGTTTCTCTGATTCAAAGGCCCGTGAGGCACTCCGCTTACTAAGCAAAGACCAGATCCAACAACTAAAAGAACAAACCGATACCGGTGGATTAAGGAAGTAATATGGTTGACTTGACTCAGTTTGTTGAGGTAAGCCTTAACGAACAAGACGATTTTTTAAAGGTAAGGGAAACTCTTACTCGTATTGGTGTTTCTTCACGGAAAGAAAAAGTATTATACCAATCTTGCCATATTTTACATAAACAAGGCAAGTATTATATTGTACATTTCAAAGAATTATTTGCACTAGATGGTAAACCATCCAATATTTCAGAGAATGATATACAAAGACGGAATGCAATTGCTAATCTATTGGAAGAATGGGGTCTTGTAAAGATATTGAACCGTAGATTGATTGAAGGTAATATAGCACCTTTACACCAAATAAAGATTATTTCGTTTAAAGAAAAAGATGATTGGGATTTAATTGCCAAATACAACATTGGCAAAAAAACATCCGATTATTAAATTGTTGTATAAATAATGGTGCGGCGCCTAATGGGCCGCTATTTGATTAACTCGCTTAATAGGAGAAAACAACATGACACTCGGTCATATTTCATTTGGGCCATTGGCTCACACAACATTGGGTTTTGAGCGTTTCTTTGATGATGTAGAAAGACTTTTGAATGTAGATAATGCAACAAAAGTAACCCAATCTTTTCCACCACATAACATCATCAAGTTAAAAGACACTCACTATGTCGTTGAACTTGCTATTGCTGGATTCAGTAAAGAAGATATTGAAATTACAGCAGAAGATGGTACATTGACTATCAAAGGTGAGAAAAAAGAAAAAGATGTTGATGTGACTTATCTGCATCGTGGTATTGGCACTCGGTCATTTACAAAACAATTGACTATTGCTGACACCGTAGAAGTTAAAGGTGCAGAGTTTAAAGATGGAATTTTGCGTATTGGTTTAGAGAATGTAATTCCTGAACACAAGAAACCACGCAAGATTGAAATTGGTAATGAACTTAAAGAGTTTAAGCCGCAACTTCTACAAGAGAAGAAAGTAGCATAACTCAGCGGGGCTTTTGCCCCGCTTTACATGGAGATATTATGAACAAGCGAGATAGAAACTTTCGGTTGAGTAAATCGACCAAACGGATGATGGCAGGCAAATTCTGTGTCAATCCTAATGAGTTTAAAAAAACAATGATTGAAGCTGAAATTCTTGCTTCAATTCCAGTTAAACACGAAAAGAAAAATAAGAACGCACCTAAGGAAGAATAATGTCCTTAGTAATGTATTCGCATTTTCATAAGGATTTTCCATTCAATTGGAATTCTAAATGGATTGTTCCAACTTATGCAGGAGGTTTAGAACCTTTTTCTTGGCAATCACCTGATGAATCCAAACCATTTACGAATGTAAACAGAAGCAAAGAAGATATACACAAATTTCAATTACATTATCATGGTTGTACAGAAGATCAATTTCTCCGTGCATTAGGTCAACAAGCAACAGAATATTGGATGATGAAAAATTGTACACACGATTATGTTGGTTGTACAACTTATCGCCGTTATCTACTGTTGGATCGTAAAGCTGAAAAGAATATAGCAAAAATTCAAGTACAAGCTGATCAACAAGTTGCTAGTTTATTTGGCACAGACGAAGAAAAAGATTTAGCATTAGAATATTTACAGACAGCTGAAGTGTTGACAAATCATTCCATTGCATTACCTTATTCAGTTGAACAACAATATTTAATGTATGAACCTATAGAATATTGGAATCTTTTTAAAGATGCAATTGTGCATTTATATCCACAATATCGTCAACATATGACATGGTTTACACATAACAATATAATTAATTTTGAAACAACATATATTATGAGGCGTGATTTATTTGTTCGTTATGCAAATGAATTATTTTCTATATTGGAATATATTTGGAAAAACTGTAAAGACGTTTATCCAATAGTTCAAACAACATCTGAAATTCATCCTTGGAGATACCCAGGATTTTTAGGCGAAAGATTTTTTCCATTCTTTGTTTATGCTAATTCATTAAAACGAATACAGGTTCCTTTGGTAGTGTTACAATGAAAGAAAAATTTATCAAAGCACACTTAAAAGCCGCAGAAGTTTATGCACACCTATCTTCTGCTAAACGCTTGCAAGTTGGCTGTGTAATTGTAAAAGATAATACTATCATTGGCATTGGTTATAATGGAATGCCAAGTGGTTGGGATAATAATTGTGAAGAATTGATAGAGCAACATGAAGATGGCGGCCAAATATTAAAAACTAGACCTGAAGTATTACATGCTGAAACAAATGCAATTGCTAAAGTAGCTCGGTCGACCAATTCAACCGATGGGGCTGATATGATTTGTACTCATGCGCCGTGTTTAGACTGCGCTAAACTCATTCATCAAGCAGGCATTAAAAGGTTTTATTTTCGTAGTCATTATAGAAGTGAAGAAGGTTTAAACTTTCTCAATCAATGCAAAATAGAGGTGAATCATGTCAAAGACATATGAAGCTAAAGTATTAGCACTAGATTGTTTTGGTGATGCAATTTTAGAATTGCCAGAAGAAATGGTAAAAGAATTAGATTGGAATGTTGGTGACAAATTGGATTATGAAATAGTAGGTAAATCAGTAGTTATTAAAAATTTAACAAAGGAGAGTAACAATGAAACTCGCAGGAACAAAAACCGCTGAGTGTTTGAAAGAAGCATTTGCAGGTGAATCAATGGCAAACCGCCGTTATTTGTATTTCGCAAATATGGCCGATGTAGAAGGTGCACCAGAAGTTGCGAATGTATTTCGTAATACGGCTGAAGGTGAAACAGGCCATGCTCACGGACATATGGAATATTTACTTAAAGGTGGTGCAGGTGATCCAGCAACAGGAGAGCAAGTACATTCTGTTGAAGAAGCATTGAAATCTGCCATCGAAGGTGAAACACATGAATATACCGACATGTATCCTGGTATGGCTAAAACTGCTCGTGATGAGGGCTTTGATGAGATTGCAGATTGGTTTGAAACTCTTGCTAAAGCTGAGCGTTCACATGCAGGTAAATTCAAAAAAACTTTAGAAACTTATCAAGCAGAAAACAAATAAAATATGGCTTTCCTTGTTCACAATTTGCCACCAATACAATGCTTCGTAAAGAAGGAGTTTCTCTATGACTTTGAAAAAGGACATGGCGAATATGAACCTTGTATATGGATGACATTGAAGTGTATTAAGAATCAAGCCTTTCGTATAGAGGTGCTGTTACCAAACTACGGTGCCCTATACGATAAACTTCCACTCCATGCCTTTGTATCAAGGCAAACAGACCTCAAAAATGCATCTTTGCCTTTGGATTACTTGCAAATATGGGACTGTTTGAGTTATAATGTTACTATCATTGAAAAAGATAATCTTCGGTTATTGAAGTGTAAATTCTTAGACAAAGATAGAAAGTGGCAGTTTGGTCAATATATGTTTACCGTTGACTTTTGCCAAAACGACCCTGGTTATTTGAATACAGGATTTTCTGAAACAGTAGAAGAACATAAGAGTTATAATTTTATTAAGATGGACAACGGTCAGTTCGCCGCACAGCCAAATAATAAAACATTGTTCTTTGATTCTTCTTTGACAGTACCTGAATTTAAAATGCCAGATTTTAAAATAGCAACAAAGTTGTATTCAGTAGAGCAATTTAGTAAACACTCTGCACGAAACAACAATGACTTTTTTTATGACTTTAAGGAAACAAAATGAATCTGCGTGAACTTGCTAAAAAACTTGCCATTGAACATAAAATGCCAAGAGCTGAGAAGTATGACTTGGTGCTTCGTGATTTTGATAATCAAGTTGAAGTTGTTGGTTGGGTACAAGACCCCAACTATGATATGAAGGATTTTCAAGGTAGAGAAATGCTGTTCCCTAAAAGATGGATTACAATCGGAGTTTTATCTGCGGAGATTAAAATATGAAAAACAAATTAGTTACTTTTAGAACCAATCAAACAATTCTTGCTCAAGTCGATTGCGTTGATGACAAAACAATTATTGTAAAAGCACCTGTTCAAGTTCTTCAACAGGTAATTAAAGAAGGTTTGCAATTGGGCTTTGCTCCTTTCTTGGAGTATACACTAGAATTTGATACAGGCATTAAATTTAATATGTCAGACATTTTGTGTATTACCACACCCAATGAAACACTTGAAGCTCAATACAATAAATTAATGTGGGATAAGACACCTAATTCTAGCATTGAAATTGCAGAAACAAAGCCACAGAAAGTTTCAAAGAAAACAAAAAAATGAATGAGTAAGTATTACACACACGTTCTATGCTTCGGTAACTACATTATGTACCGAGGCCTCAACAATGGTCGGAGAGTAAAACAGAAGATCGAATACTCTCCGACTTTGTATTTTCCTACGAACAAGAATACCGAATGGCGTTCTTTGCAAGGAGATGTGCTTGAGCCTAAATCGTTTGGCTCGATCAGGGAGGCTAAAGAGTTCATCAAGAGGTACGAAGAAGTTCAAAACTTTAAGATGTTTGGCAACACCAGGCTCGAGTATGCCTATATTGCCGACACTCAAAAGGGGGTCATAGATTGGGACATTAAAGACCTCGACATAGCTATCATCGACATTGAGGTGGGGTCTGAAAACGGGTTCCCGGACCCAGCGACCGCCAGCGAACCGGTGACCGCCGTAGCTGTGAAAAGACTAAATAAAAGGTTAAGCGTTTACGGATGCGGGGATTTTGACAATACCCGTGATGATGTTGACTATATTAAGTGCCAAGACGAATATACCCTTCTTAAAACCTTTCTGATGGATTGGGAAGCGAATACACCAGATATTATGTCTGGTTGGAATATTAAGTTCTTTGATATTCCCTATCTACACAATCGTATGCAGCGGATTCTTGGGCCAGATTTGACTAAGAAACTTTCGCCATGGAATAATATAGCAGAACGTGAAAAGATTATTAAAGGTAAAAAGCAGATAACATATGAGATTTTCGGCATTTCTTGTCTTGATTATATTGAGTTATACCGCTGGTATGCTCCTGCAGGTAAGTCACAGGAATCATACAAGCTTGATCATATTGCCTCAGTAGAACTTGGCACAAACAAATTAGATTATTCTGAATACGATAATCTACATCAACTCTATAAACTCAATTATCAAAAGTTTATTGAGTATAACATTAAAGACGTAGAACTTATCGTAGATTTGGAAGATAAGTTGAAGTTAATTGAATTGGCTGCAACTCTGGCCTATGATACAAAAACGAACTTTGAGGATGTATTTGCTCAAACTCGTATGTGGGATTCTTTGATTAATTGTTATCTGATGGAACAAAAGATTATTGTTCCGCCAAAAGAACGCAAAGAAAAAGATTCTGCATTTGAAGGTGCATATGTAAAAGAACCACAAGTTGGCAAGCACGATTGGGTTGCATCGTTTGACTTGAACTCGCTTTATCCACACTTATTGATTCAGTATAACATTTCACCAGAAACTATTATTGAACCTCACGAATACACACTTGAAATGCGGCGTATCATCTCTGATGGTGTAAGTGTTGATAAGATGCTTGATAAGAAAGTTGATACAAGCAAACTAGATGGTGTTACATTGACACCAAACGGCCAATATTTCACTACAAAGAAAAAAGGTTTTCTTCCTACAATGATGGAAGAAATGTATGAGGATCGTAAGAAGTTTAAGAAGTTAATGATTAAGGCACAACAAGATTATCAAGTTGAAACTGACGCTAAAAAGAAAGCAGAATTAGATAAACTAATTGCTCGTTATAATAATCTACAACTTGCAAAGAAGGTTTCACTAAACTCCGCTTACGGTGCTCTAGGCTCACAGTATTTTCGTTTCTATGATTTGCGTCAGGCATTGGCAGTTACACAAGCAGGCCAATTAAGTATTCGTTGGATTGAGAAAAAACTCAATCAGTTTATGAACAAATTATTGAAAACGGAAAAAGATTATGTTATCGCCTCAGATACAGATTCGATTTACCTACGTCTTGGTGAACTCGTTGATAAAGTGTATAAAGAAAAGACGGACACTAATTCAATCATCACCTTCATGGACAAGGTCTGTGAAGATAAAATACAACCGTTTATTGACGAAAGTTATCAAGAGCTTGCTGAATATGTCCACGCACATTCTCAAAAAATGATTATGAAACGTGAAGCTTTGGCAGACAAAGGTTTGTGGACTGCCAAGAAACGCTATGCGCTGAATGTGTATAACAACGAAGGTGTTGTATATAAAGAACCAAAACTCAAAGTGATGGGTTTAGAAATGGTGAAGTCATCTACACCATCTGTTATCCGTGAAAAGATGAAAAAAGTTTTAAATCTGATGATGATGGGCACCGAAGAAGATGTACATGCGTTTATCGATGATTTCAAATCACAATTTATGAAATTGCCTCCAGAAGATATTTCATCACCAAGAGGGTGTAATGGCATCGCACAATATTCTGATTCAGTAACATTGTACAAAAAAGGTACACCAATTCATGTCAAAGGCGCAATTCTTTACAATTTTCATGTAAAGCGTCTAGGACTGGAGAATAAGTATCCTATGATACAAGAAGGCGAAAAGTTAAAGTTTGCATATCTTAAAATGCCAAATCCAGTTAAAGATACGGTGATTAGTTTTCCACAACGATTGCCAAAAGAATTAGATTTACAAGAATTTATCGATTATGATATGCAGTTTGACAAAGCCTTCTTAGAACCAATCCGTGTAGTCTTAGATTGCATGGGTTGGAAAACAGAAAAACAAAATTCAATCGAGGACTTTTTCGGATGATACAAGTTATTTTTCCACTTATTACTGCTTTGGCACTTTCTGCCATTGCTGCATTTTATTCTGTGATTGGTTTAGCACAAATATTTCCTGGTTCTTTTTGGCCAATTATCATTATGGGTGCAGTATTAGAGATTGCTAAACTCGTTACTGTATCGTGGGTTTACAATAATTGGCACACAACAGCAAAGATAATGAAATATTATTTTAGTGCTGCGGTTGTTTTGTTAATGATAATCACATCAATGGGTATTTTTGGTTATCTTTCAAAAGCTCATTTAGAATCTAATGTAACTCTTGGTGCTAATTCCGTTCAATTACGAACTATTGAGGCTCAAGAAAAAATTGCTAAAGATAGATTAGATTATTTGCTTAAACAAGCATCTGATCCTGAAAAAACAAGTGCTAGAGTTGACCGTGACATTCGTGCTGCTCAAGCAGAACTAAAAAAGTTGTCACAAGAAAAATTGCCTCTGATGGCAGAAGAAAACAAATTGGCAGCAGAAATTGGTCCCATCAAATATATCGCCGAAATGTTCTATGATAAAGAAGATCCATCATTCATAGATAAAGCTGTAAGAGCGGTCATCATTACAATTATCATCGTATTTGACCCACTTGCCATTCTATTATTGATTGCAGCTCAAGAATCATACCGCAGACATATTGGTAAAGATAAATCTATTTTAGATGAAAAGCTTGACAATCAGCCTGAAAATGATGTACCATTTAAATCATACTTAGAAACAACTTCAAACGAAATTATACCTAAAGATAAAATTACACGACTTGACGGAGGTTCATTTTAACATGAGTTTATTAGATAAATTGAAAAAGAATACAACGATTAAAGATTCGTCTATTCTTGCTAAATCAAAATTCTTTAATGAAAAGGATATGATACCAACCGATGTGCCAATGATAAATGTGGCACTATCAGGTCAATTAGATGGCGGCCTTACACCAGGTCTTACCATGCTGGCAGGCCCTTCTAAACACTTTAAAACAGCGTTTGCTCTTTTGATGGCATCTTCTTATCAAAAGAAATATAAAGATGCGGTTGTTTTGTTTTATGATTCAGAGTTTGGCACACCGCAGAAATACTTTGAAACATTCAATATCGATATGGATAAAGTATTACATACGCCAATTACCGACATTGAAGAACTGAAACACGACATTATGAATCAGCTGCAAGGCCTCGACAAAGATGACAAAGTGATTATTGTCATTGATTCGATTGGTAATTTGGCCTCACGCAAAGAAGTTGAAGATTCGCTTGAAGGTAAATCTGTTGCAGATATGACCCGTGCTAAGCAAATCAAATCATTGTTTCGTATGATTACACCACATCTCACAATTAAAGATGTGCCAATGGTTGTTGTGAATCACACATACAAAGAGATTGGTATGTTTCCAAAAGATATTGTGGGTGGTGGCACAGGTTCTTATTACTCAGCTGATACCATTTGGATTCTTGGTCGCCAACAAGAGAAAACTGCTGGTGAACTTACTGGTTATAATTTCATTATCAATGTTGAAAAATCTCGCTATGTGCGTGAGAAGTCCAAAATTCCTGTCACAGTATCTTTTGATGGCGGCATTCAAAGGTATTCAGGTCTATTAGAAATTGCATTAGAAGGTAATTTTGTTCAGAAACCATCAGCGGGTTGGTATGCAAAAGTTGACCAAAAGACCGGAGAACTTGGTGCTAAATTGCGTGAATCGGACACCAACACTAAAGAATTTTGGAAAGATATTTTAAACGATAAGAAGTTTAAAGAGTTTATTAAACAAAAATACTCCATTTCTTTTGGATCTATCATACAGGAAGAACAAGATGAAATTACGGCCTGAGAAAAAATGGCCTGTTGAAGGCGAAGATTATGGATTCGTTGATATGGATGGTGTTGATAAAGTAACATCTATTCGCATATTAAAAGGAAAATTTGAAGGAGTAGTTTATCATTATGGTACAATTGAAGTTGTAGAAGAAGATCCTCCAAGAATTAAGTTTGATTATTTTTTGGATGATGGAGGTAAATTTGAATTTAAAGACTTGCAATCAAACAAAAAGTTTGATACAATGATGGGTGACATATTAGTGTCTATTTTTGATAATAACATTCTGAAAAAGAAAGAATTAGATGACGAGGCTGGAACAGACGATACTGAAGAACTTAATTTACAATGAGGCATTTACACGCAAAGTAATTCCCTTTATTCGTTCTGATTATTTTAGTGATGATGCGGAGCGAATTGTTTTTAAAGAAGTTTTTGATTTTACCAACAAATATAAAAATCTTCCATCACACGAAGCCCTTGTAATTAATCTCACCGAAAGTAAATCGCTGACAGAACCACAGGTAAAGTCAGCGATTGAACTTCTCAATTCAATCAAAGAAACCAAAGATGAAACTGTAGAACTGGCATGGATTACTGAGCAAACTGAAAAGTTTTGCCAAGATAAAGCCATCTACAATGCCATCATGGAATCTGTCCATATCTTAGATGACAAACAATCCAAAAGAAGCAAAGGAGAAATACCAAAGCTATTAAGTGATGCTCTTGGTGTTTCTTTTGACAGTAATGTTGGTCACGATTATATGCAGGACTTTGATGACCGATATGACTTTTATCACCGTGTAGAAAGCCGTGTTCGCTTTGATTTGGATATTTTCAACAAGATTACAAAAGGTGGTTTACCAGTTAAGACTTTGAATATCGCACTTGCTGGTACTGGTGTTGGTAAATCATTGTTTATGTGTCATATGGCTGGCAGTTGTTTGTCACAAGGTCATAATGTTCTGTATATTACCATGGAAATGGCAGAAGAAAAGATTGCAGAACGAATCGATGCGAACTTGCTGAATGTGGATTTCAATGAGCTACATACCATGAGTAAGAATGATTATGAACGCAAGTTTGAATCACTCAAAGTTAAAACACACGGCAAATTAATTATCAAAGAATATCCAACCGCATCGGCCTCTGCCCTTCATTTTCGTGCTTTGCTGAATGAACTTGCATTGAAGAAATCATTTAAGCCTGATATTATCTTTATTGATTATCTTAACATCTGTGCTTCTGCTCGAATCAAACCTGGCGGTAATGTGAACAGTTACACTTATATTAAATCAATTGCTGAAGAACTTCGTGGTCTGGCTGTAGAAAATAATCTACCAATTGTTTCTGCGACACAAACAACAAGAAGTGGTTTTACGAATTCTGATCCTGGTTTGGAAGATACAAGTGAATCGTTTGGTCTGCCTGCAACTGCTGACTTCATGTTTGCTTTGATTACAAATGAAGAATTAGAAAGCCTGAATCAGATACTTGTCAAACAGTTGAAAAATCGTTACTCTGATCCAAATGCCTTCAAACGATTTGTGGTTGGTGTTGATAGGTCTAAGATGCGCTTGTATGATGTAGAAGAATCAGCACAACAAGGCATTACCGATTCAGGACAAGATGAAGATAATGGCCCAATTAATACATTTGGCAATCGAGAAAATAAATTTAATCGTGATTTTGGTGGACTAAAAGTATGAATTTAAATTATGAACAGGCCTTACATTGTGCCAAGGTCTTTGAAGATTATTTTGGTGACTTCAACCGAATCGATGAATATATGCGTGAGCAAAAACTAAACTCTCTTGCTGAGATGCCTTTTACTCTGCCTGGTTGTGGACCTGAAGCAGATTTATTTGATGACTTCACAATCAATCCACAAGATATGGAGTTTGAAGTTGTTGAATTGGAATCAGCAAGATGGCAGTTGTATTTGGATATAATTTCATCACACAACAACCTTAGTAGTCCTGGTCGCAATCTTCGCCTTGCAGTAATGGAAAAGAAAACAAAGAAATGGGTTGGTTTTATTCGTATTGGTTCGCCAACAATTATGATGAAACCAAGAAACGAACTGCTTCAATGTGTAATGACCAATGAACTAGAAACAACAAAGGCTTTCAATCGTGCTGCAGGTATGGGTTTCGTAATTGTACCAGCACAACCTTTTGGTTTCAATTATCTTGGTGGAAAGTTACTTGCAGGTATCTGTTGTTCACATGAAGTAAGAGAAATGTTGGACAAAAAATATAATATGAATACTTGCTTGTTTGAAACGACCAGTTTATATGGCACCACAAAAGCCGTATCACAATATGATGGCATGAAACCTTATTTGCGTTTTGGCGGTGTAACTGAATCCAATTTTCTACCAATGATGCACGGCAAACCTTATGAAGATTTGAAAAACTATGTTGAAGGCATCGTTGGTGAATTTGTTCCTGCTGACGCATCTAGTCGCAAATTAAAAATTAGCAACACAATTATTGCTATGACCAAAGCATCATTAAAGAATCATAAGACTGATTATGACTTGTTTATGAACACTATTGAAAAGGCCAAAGGTTTGACTGAAAAAAAACGATACTACTATTCAAATTATGGCTTCTCCAACTTTAAAGATGTGGTTCTTGGAAAGACAGATAAACTTGTGCCAGACAAGGAGAACTATGATAAACACCATTTGGAAAACATCGTAGAATGGTGGAAAAAGAAGGCTTGTAGTAGATTTAGAACACTCCAAACAGAGAATCGACTGAGAACAGAGATTGAGGTGTGGACAGGTGACAAAGAGATAGATATTATAAGATAAATAGTAAATTAACTTATAGAGAGATTAATTTATGAAACCATTCAAACAATTTATTTCTGAGGATATTCAGTTTTTGAATGAATCTAATTCTGAGGGTTCTAAAATGGAATTAGTTATTGTTTCTGCGTGGAATAATACTGAACCTCCAAAACTTTCAAAAAAAACTAAAATATCACCTCAGGCTGGAAAAAACATTGTTAAGTTTTTAAAACAACAAGGTGTAACTGGAACAAAAGCTTATAAATTAAAAAGTATGGAAGTTACTGATGAATGGGCAGAATTTTGGAAACCATATAATGTAGCAGGAGGAACCAAAACACCAAAAACTGATATTGTAATAGGTAACGAAAGAATATCAATAAAAATGGGAGATGCACAATTAATGTCTGGTGGAAAAAGAGAAGCCAAAGCTACTTTTTATGCAGCGGTTAAAAACACCCCAAGTGTGCAATCAGAAAACTTAGCAAAAGAAATATATTTAAAATTGAACAAGCTTAGTGAACTAACGCTTACAAAAGAAGGAGGTACCAGAGAAGCTTTAAAAAAAGGAAATGATATTGTTCTTGAAAAAGCAAATAAAATAAACCATGAAATAAAAAATATGTTAGAAAATTTATTTAATGAAAATCAAGAATTTAAATATAATTTCGTATATGAAGCTATGAGTGGTGAAGTTAAATTTGGTGATTCTAAAGCTAAGGCTATTTGGTTACTTTCTACGGACGAAAATGGGCAAAATAATAAATTCGCTAAAATAAAAAATAAACAACTAATTAAAAAAGTTTCTGAAGTGACAAATGTAGATTGCCGATTTAAAACAATGTCCCAAAAAATTGAAAAAGTTAAAACTGGCCGATACCATTATTATGGTGTTGTTGGTTTGATAGCTAAAAAATTAAAAGAAGAATTTGATTATTATGATGGTATATTTTTAACAGAAAATATAATTACTGGAATTTTTAAAAAAATTAAAGATTTTGTTACAGATCTTTTTGAAAAAGTAATAGAATGGTTAAAAGGTGGAATAAAAAGAATTATGGAATTTTTTGAGTTTGAACCAGATATAAATTTCAATAATCAAATAAATTTTTCAAAAATATAGTATGGCACATGAATATGAAAATTCCTACTAAAGTTAATACTGATACTTCAGGCCAATCTGGTGCCGGCGCAGAAGTAACTGCACTTGCTGAATCTTTACAAGCTTATGCTTGTGCTACAAGACAGCATTATGGTAAACCTCTTGGTGATATTTCACAAGTTACAGAAAGAACAATTTCTGACGCCGACTGTGATAGAACACTAAAACAATGCATGAAAGGTTTGGATGAAAAGTGGTTTCTCAGCATTGTAAAAACATCAAATAAAATTTTTGAAGAAGTGCCTGGTGCTAAAACAGGAAAAAGATTTAAATTTTATCGTGGCGGTAGGTTCGTAGATTCCATTTATGATCAATGGAGAAAATTTAAAAAAGATAGTGGCATTAGTGGTGATGATAAATGGAATCCTGCTGATATTTGGATGGCCAAAAAAGATTTCAGATTAAAAGAAGGGTGGCCAACTCTCAGAGATTATAATCGTTACATCTATGATGAATTTGCGAAAACCAATTTAATTGGTATTTCTCTGAAAAAATTAGATCCTAAAGCAACTGAAGCACACTCTAAAATTTTTAATAATGGTAAACCACTTATAGCACAGTTTAAAGGAATAAAACTTGGCGCAAATATGTTTGATTCAAAAGATATTTACATTCAATATAAATCAGAAGGTGTAGATGGTGAAATTCAATTTCGAAATTTTTCTAGTAGACCACAACCATCTTCTTGGCAAGGTGAAATTAAAGGTAAAAGTGCAGCAGGCGGAAAAATTGGTGGTGGAGTTGTAATGTCTGGTGCTATAGAAGCTGGAGTTCCTAGAACAAAGTTAACACAACCCAATCAAGTACCAATTGAAAAACCAAAAGATTCCGATTTCAAAGAATTTGCTACGATGTTTAAATATTTGTCAAAATCTAAAGAAAGTTTAGAAGATTTAATAATGCAAGCAAAAGCTGGCCATAGAAAAGATAAAACTTGGTGGATGTCCAAATACCTTGGTATTAGTTTAGTTTATGCAGTATTACAATCTAAAAAAGAAGATGAATTCTGCAAATACATTTTTGAATATGCTTCATCTGCTACAAAAAACAGTAGTATTTTTATAAAGTATAGCTAATGAATTTTACAGAATACTTAACGGAAAGCAAAGAAGGTAAAAATGTTCACCTCGAGCATATTGAGGATGAAGTTCTAAATTTTGGCGTATCAGGTGCCAGGTCTGCCATCAACTTTCTACAAGCACTTCGCAATATGTTAGCAGGTCATGCTGATACTAAAGTAAATGTCACCACCAAATGGGATGGTGCACCTGCTATTTTTGCTGGCATTAATCCAGAAAATGGTAAGTTCTTTGTTGGCACCAAAGGCGTTTTCAATGTCAATCCAAAATTAAACTATACAGAAGATGACATTGATGAGAACCATCCAACAGAAGGTCTGAATAAAAAACTCAAAATAGCTTTGCGTTATCTACCAAAACTTGGCATCAAAGGTGTCCTGCAAGGCGATATGATGTTTACAAAAGGTGATATTGACAAGCAAGTAATCGATAATCAATCTTACATTACATTTCAACCAAATACCATTGTCTATGCGGTACCTTCTGATACTAAACTGGCTCGCTCGATGCTAGATGCTCAGGTAGGTGTGGTGTTTCATACATCATATACAGGCAAAAAGATGCAGGATATGAAGGCATCTTTTAATGTTGATATTGGTGGCCTTACGAATACCAAAGATATTTGGTTCCGTGATGCCTCATTTGTTGACATTTCTGGTTCTGCTACATTTACAGAAGAAGAAACAAAACAATTAACCACAATTCTTTCACTGGCGGGCCGCACATTTCAAAGTATGTCCTCGATGACTTTGAATCGTATTTCTTCAAACGAAACAATTAAAACTTACATTAAAACATTTAATAATGCTAAAGTTCGCCAAGGTGCAAAAATTACCAATACAAACCAGCACACACTTGAATTGATACGTTGGATTGAAGCTAAGCTAAATAAAGATATTGCTGATGTAAAGAAAGAAGAAACAAAACGAAAACGAATTGCAGCAAAAACAGAACTTATGCGGTTTTTTCGTCAAAATGCAGCGCAACTAAGATCAATTTTTGATTTACAAAATTTATTGGTGGATGCTAAACTAATGATTATTCGTAAATTAGAAACAGTTAAAACAATTGGCACATTTGTAAAAACAGATAGTGGTTTCAGAATTACTGCACCAGAAGGTTTTGTTGCAGTAGATAGATTAAAAGGTAATGCTGTTAAATTGGTTGATCGTTTAGAATTCAGTCAAGCAAACTTCAATGCAGCAAAGAATTGGGACAAATAATGACATACAACATCAATGACATTCTTAAACAATATGGTGATGATGACTTTGGTTTTACCACAGTTGACGAGGCCGAATATCAGGCAGTTATTGCCGAAAAAGATGAAACAGTTGAAGAATATAAAGCAAGGCTAGAACAAGTAGAAAAAATTATTATGCCTTTTCTTACCAATCTTTATAAAACTGCTAGTCAACCATATATTCATTGGCCAAACCGTGGACCAATCATCGAAAAACAAATGCAAAAAATATTAAAGTTGACGAGGGGTTAATGTTTAAAAGTAAGGTAGACGAAGCCGCTTATGTTGGCAATATTGGTGCGATGGAAATGTTTAAGTTTCATCAAAAGGCCAACGCAGAACAAAAGAAGAAGCTCGAACAACATATAAAGAATAAAGATACTCAAGCTGCTTGGAAACATGTGCAGTCTGTTACCAATGTGAAACTTCATAAAAGTGTGAGCGAAGAAATAAAACCTGATATATTGCCTGTTGCTGGTGCGGGCCAATGGGGAACAGACACACTTCGGCGAAATTATCAAAATGCAACACCAGGCCAAGAAATTAAACGGTTTAAGGACTATAGCAAGCATAAGTAATTAATATACAATGAGGTCGTTATGAAAGATTTGATAATTGGTGGTGCCAGTAACTACGATTGGAATGTTTTAAAGTATTGGGTTAACTCAATCAACAAATCAGGATTTCAAGGTGATAAAGTCCTGATTCTAATGAACTGCGACAAAGATACGGTAAAGAAAGTTTCTGACGCCGGTTTTATTGTTGTAGGTTTTCAACAAGACACACAAGGAAATCTAACTTATCCACAAACGGGTCGAGCTCCGCATGTGGAAAGATTCTTGCATATCTACAATTACCTTTCACAAAATGAATATCGGTATGCTATCACTACTGATGTGAAAGATGTTATTTTCCAACAAAATCCGATTCACTATATCGAAAAGGCTTTGACTGACGATAAGAACCTGATGTTTGCTTCTGAGAGCATGTATTACAAAGATGAACCATGGGGAAATGAAAATCTACACCAAACTTTTGGTGATTTCATTTACAGTAAATTTAAAGATAATGAAATTTATAATGTGGGTGTTCTTGCAGGTCGTGGTCATGCTCTGCGTGATTTGATTTGTAATATCTTTGTTGCCACGCAAGGCAGACCAATTCCTATTTGTGACCAATCTACATTCAACTTTATGATTTCAATGTCGCCGTATAAAGAAACTTCTGTATATTTGAGGTCGGAAGATGCTTGGGCTGCACAACTTGGCACGACAGGAGATCCAACAAAGATTGAAAAGTTCAGGCCATTTTTAATAGAAGCGGAACCAAAAATGAGTGTTAATATTGTTACAACATCTACCGGGATACCCTTTACAATTGTTCATCAATATGATAGGATTCCTAATTGGAGAAAAATATTAGAGGCAAAATATGGATAAAATGAAAAAAGGAGCTTTACTTCTCTCTGGTCAATTAAGATCATTTACGCAAACTTGGCAAAAAATATCAGAATTTGTTAAATTTAATAATTTAGATGTATATTGCCATAATTGGCAAGAATCAAATGTTAATCTTGTAAATGAAGTGTTAATTCCTACAAAACAATTAATAGAAAATTATGATGTTAATGTTCCTCTATTTGAAGAAATGCAAAAAGAAATTCAACAAAAAAATCCAAAAAATTTAGTTACTCCTGATAAACTTATAAATTCTATCTCATTACATTATGGTAAAAGAAAAGCTTTTGAGTTGGTTAATTTAAAATATGATTTTTTTGTTTCAACTAGATACGATATTGACATTAAAAAAGAAATTAATGTTTTAGACATGATAAATGCTCATCCTGATCAAGTCATAACTCCAAGTGAGCATTCTTATGGTATGGTTTCTGATATTTTTTCTATAATCCCTAATAAATTTGCTTCAGATTATTTTTTATATCCTAATATAGTTGATTTATTTGGAACTCCTTTTAGTGAAGGATTTATTAAATATTTAAAAGAATTAGTTAAAATATCAGAATCAAATATTGAAATACACAATAAGCAGAGATATTGCCCCCATATGTTAATTTTAAAAAACTATTTTGAAAAAAACATATACTCTTTACTTGAAGGTAATTTATCGCTATCAATACAAAGGTAAAATTAAAAAATGAAAATTGCATTATGTTTAAGTGGACAACCAAGATGTGTTAAACAAGGTTATGAATATCACAAAAATAATTTATTAGACCTTTATGATGTAGATGTATTTTGTCATGTGTGGGATTCACCTGGTGTAGAAGATGTTTCTGCTTATGCACCAGTTGCAACAATGATAGAAAAACCTTTAACAAATGACCTGTCGAAGTTTACTAGAGTTCCGCCACCACAACCAAATTGGAAAGTAAAAGATCCTGCTCGTGCTGCATGGAATCTAACATACTCTCTGATGAAAGCTAATGAACTAAAAATTATACATGAAGAAGAAAAAACTAAAACTTACGATTGGGTTATTCGTTCTCGCTACGATTTTGCTATCAATCTTACAATACCTTTTACTGAATTGGACAATAGTAAACTTTATATTCCAAATTGTCGAATGACACCACAGAGAGATTTTGGTAATGACCAGTTTGCTTTTTCATCTTCTTCTAATATGGACAAATACGCAGATTGTTTTAATCAAATTGAAAAGTTTTATGACCGTGGCACAATTATGATTGGTGAAGAAATGATGGCTGCAAATTGGCGTGAAAAAGGATTGGTTGGTGAAAATTTAGTTTACTTTAATCCAAATCATCCATTTCCACCAGGCCCACACAACGGAACATGGCATTCATTGTTGAGAGAAGATTTTGAATTTTGGCAAAAGTAATAAAACAATTGAAAGGCCATTCAATGAGTAAAGTTGAATTGATGCAGAAAGACCATCGTATCTTTGTTCGAAAGACTGGCGGCGTTGGCCGTAATTTGGAACGATATGATGCTCTTTCTCGACTTCATCTACCAATACCAAAATTGTTGGATGTATATGGTGATGCATATGATATGGAATACATCCAACACCAAGATATTAAAACATATCTAACAACACATGATGTGAGTAAACTTTGTGAATTTCTGACAAACACTTTAAACATAATGTCCAGTCAAACGATAGAAAAAGATTATTCTAAAATTTATGACCAAAAACTTTCCGTATTTCCTTGGAATCAATATGAACTACCTTTTACTGCAAGTGAGTTGTATGCTAAATTGCCAAAAACACTACCATCTTCCGAATATCATGGTGATTTGACACTAGAAAACATTTTATATGAGGTGAATGGTGGTTTTATATTGATTGACCCATTGACCACAGAATATGATTCATATGTATTTGATTTAGCAAAGTTGATGCAGGATATTAAGTGTAAATGGTTCATTCGTAAAGATATTCTCTTTTTTGATTCTAAACTAAAAGTATTAGAAGATACACTTAAAACATACACCTGCTATTATAGTGATTATTTGTTAATACTAATGTTGATGCGAGTTTTACCTTATACGCATGTTAATGATGATAAGTATTTTGTTGAAAGTGAGATAAGAAAATTATGGAAGTAATTATTCCTTGCGCCGGTGCTTCATCACGGTTTCCTAATATGCGACCAAAATACCTACTGACAGATTATTCTGGTCGATTAATGGTTGAAAATGCAGCAGAACATTACATAGGCAAAAACCGTGTTACAATTGTCATTCTAAAGGAGCATGATGAAAAATACATGGCTCGAAAAAAATTAAATGAGGCATTTGGTAATAAAATTGATATTGTGATACTAGATAAACTTACTTCAGGCCCAGCAGATACCGTTTATCAAGCAATCAAACGAGGTCGTGTCAATTTATCTTCTGCTTTACTCATTAAAGACTGTGATGGTTTTTATGAAACAAACGAACAAGAAGGTAATATAATCTATGTTGCTAACCTTTCAAAACATCCAAGTATAAGAACGGCAGGTGCCAAAAGTTACACACTTACAAATGACCAAGGCATCATCAATTCAGTTGTAGAGAAAAGAATTGTAAGTGACCATTTCTGTGTTGGTGGCTATCAGTTTGAAACAGCACAAAGTTTCGTTGATGCTTTCGATAAACTATCTACAACTGGTGAAATATTTGTTTCTAATATTGTAGATTACATGATTTCGCAAAACAATATATTTTTTGAAAGTGAAGTAGAAAACTTTATCGATGTTGGCACCGCAGAAGATTGGTTTGATTTCAATAATAAACCAACATACTTCTGTGATATTGATGGCACTATTGTTAAATCAAAATGGGACTACAATGAGCCATGTGAACCACTTTGGGACAATGTGACTGCTCTATTAAAAGAAAAAAGGCGAGGATGTAAGATTGTATTTACCACATCCAGACCGGACAAATATGGCATATTGACAATGAATATGCTAGACGAATTGGGTTTTGGTGGTTGTCCTTTGATTATGGGTATTCATCATAGCAAACGAATATTGATAAATGATTATGCAAGTTCAAACCCATATCCTACTGCCCTTGCTGTCAATATCAAAAGAGATAGTGAAGATTTAGGAGATTTGATTTGAATATCTTTATTACAGGAGCTGCAGGCGGCATTGGTTCTACGCTATCATTAAAGTTGTCACAGAATGGCCATAAAGTGATTGCCTATGATAATCTGAATAACGGCTACGAAGAAAATCTAAAAGAGAACGGTGAATTCTTTTGTCAATTTATCAAAGGTGATATTAGACTCCCTTATCTACAATTATCAAATTACTTTGATTACCATGAGATTGATGTGGTGATTCATCTTGCAGCTATTTCTTCTTTGCCTCAATGTGAAATAGATCCACACACTTGTATTGATGTAAATGTTGGCGGTACAGCCAATATACTTAATGCAGCACGCCGTAAAGGTATCCATGTCATTGTTGCTAGCACATCAGCAATCTATGAGAACAATGATCCAAAAGAAGCGCCATTTAAAGAATCTTCTATTGTAACGCCGAAGTTGTTTTATCCATTGTCAAAGAAACTAATGGAAGAAACAATACAATCATTCATACGCAACTATGATATGAACATTACTACATTACGATTCTTCAATGTGTTTGGCCCACGGCAAGATATTCACCGTAAATCACCACCTCTGATGAATTATATTGTGCGTCAGGTCAAAAGAAAAGAACCAATCACACTCTATTCTTCTGGTAATCATCCAAGAGATTATATTCATGTTGATGATGTGGTGTCAATGATTGAAAAAGTATTGCCAAGAACTGATAGAGAAATCTTTAATGTTTGTACTGGTACATTAACTTCTGTAAGTGATATTGTTGTATATGCGAAGAAGGCTTTTGGCAGCTTTGATTATAAGTTTGATCCGCCTGCTAAATATTGGTCAGGATACGATGATTTATATGAAGGCACCAAACCCATACAAGATTTTGTAATTGAAAATGAAGTAAAAAAGTTTTCGTTAGGCTGCACGAAAAAGGCCGAGGAATTATTAAATTGGAAACCAAACAAGGACATTGAATCATTAATGATTGAATCAATGAAACAAAATTATGAGCTTTATACCGGATAGAAACCTATTCATCGTCACTTCAGCATTAAATGCTAACATTGGTGTTGTTAATAGTGATGATCGTTTAGAACAAACAATAAACACCTTAAATAATTTAAGAGATAGAGTGCCTGAAGCGGCAGTTCTTTTCGTTGATGGATCTCCTGAACCTGTTCCTGATAAAATAAAGGAAATAATTGGTAACTATTGTCAAGCTTTATGGTTTACTACTCATCCAGATATTAATAACTTTGCTAAAACAGGCAAAAAAAGTGAAGCTGAATTGTTGATGTTATTTAATACACTCATGCAATTCAAGCAAAATCCTCAACTGATGGGTTTTTTACATGGTGTAAAAAGAATTTTTAAATACTCTGCTAGAACTTTATTAGACGAAGATTTTGATATTTCAGAATATAATAACATGTATGGCAAATATGTTTTTAAAAAATCTATCCCTTCTTGGATGTCACCAGAAAGAAAAACAAACATTACTGACCATTTGTATATTACACGAATGTATTCTTTCTGCCCATCTTTATTAGATAATTACTTACAAACAATAGGACCAATGATAAGTAATGTTATGACACACGGAATTGATACTGAACATGCTCATTACTTGTGCCTAGATAGAAGATATGTTATTGAATTTGATAGAATAAAATGCTCTGGCATTGTTGCTGGATCAGGTGAAACGGAGAAATACTAATGGAACTATGGAACTATTTTACAACAAATAAAGGTAAAAAAATTACAAAATGGAAACATTACTTTCCAATTTACGAAAAGCATTTTACTCCTATTCGTAATAAACCAATTAAGATACTAGAAATTGGTATTTTAAATGGTGGTTCTTTAGAAATGTGGCGTTATTATTTTCCAGAAGCTACAATCGTTGGCATAGATATTAATCCTTTATGCAAGCAGCATGAACAAGAAGGCATAAATGTTCGTATTGGTGATCAAACTGATGAAAAATTTCTACAAAGTCTAATTGATGAATTTGGAGCTTTCGATTTGATTATTGATGATGGTTCACATCATGTTGCTCATGTTAATAAAACCTTTCAATTTTTATTTCCAAAATTGGCAGATGATGGCATTTACTTCATTGAAGATACTCATGCAGCATATTGGGATTCTCATGGTGGAAGTATTAAAGAACCAGAATCAATTAATAATGTCGCAAAAGGTATGATTGATAGTATCAATGCAGATCATGCTAGAGGCCAGAAAGAACCTGATTATTTCACTCGTAATGTTAAATGTATGTCTGTGTACGATTCTATCATTGTTTTTGATAAAGGCAATGTTGGCGAAAAGATTCCTATGGAGATAGGAATGTCAAGAATAGTCATGCAACCAGACTCAGTTCCTAAAATGCATGGTGGTTTTGTTACATTTAGAACAGATTAAACCGTATAAATAGCATATCAATGTAACGCTGTAGAGGCGGGAGAGATATGAAATTTAGCGATTTTCTGCTAGAGCAGAAAGAAAAACATGCAGTAATGGCCTTTGGGCGTATGAACCCAATTACAGTTGGCCATGAAAAACTTGTCAATAAAGTACAAGAAATTGCCAAAAAAGTTGGTGGTTCTGCACATATCGTTGTTTCGCACTCACAAGATCCAAAGAAAAATCCTCTTTCTCCCGCACAAAAACTCAAGCATGCTAAGCGTGCTTTTCCTGGCGTCAATGTATCGTCATCTGACGCATCTGCACCAAATTTCCTAGCACAAGCCGCAAAGTTACACAAACAAGGTGTAACACATTTCCACATGGTTGGCGGCTCAGACCGTGCCGAAGAATATCATAAACTTCTACACAAATATAATGGTGTAAAAGGACCACATGGTTCTTATAACTTTAAACACATTGAAGTTCATTCTGCCGGTGAGCGTGATCCAGATGCTGAAGGCGTAGAAGGTATGTCAGCAAGCAAAATGCGTGAGCATGCTTCAAATGGCAATTACAAAGAATTTCGCAAAGGTGTTCCTTCAGCGATGACTGATGCTCATGCAAAAGAAATGTTTAACCATGTTCGCAAAGGCATGGGAATGAACGAAGATGTAAACGAAGATTTCCAAGAATTGCTTATTGAAGGTGTGCATGATAAGGCCATTTTCAAAGCAGTTTTTTTAGCAGGTGGTCCTGGTTCTGGTAAAGATTATGTTCTTAGCAACACACTTGATGGTCACGGTCTTACTGAAATCAATTCAGATAAAGCTTTAGAGTTTTTGATGGACAAAGAAGGTCTTGATAAAACAATGCCTGAAGCTGAAAAAGAAAAGCGTGATGTTGTTCGTGGTAAAGCCAAAAATATGACCGAATTACGTCAGCGTTTAGCGTTGATGGGTCGTAATGGTCTTATCATTAACGGCACAGGTGATGACCATGAAAAGATTGGTCGCATTAAAGATCGCTTAGAAGAAATTGGTTATGATACTTCAATGATTATGGTCAATACAAATGATGAAGTATCAGCGCAAAGAAATGTTGAAAGAGGACAGCGTGGTGGTAGAACAGTACCAGAAGATATTCGCCGTCAAAAATGGGAAGCAGTTCAGAACGCAAGACCAGAATTAGCAAAAATGTTTGGTGATCGTTATGTTGAATTTGATAACTCAGAAGATTTAAGAGCGGCCGCACCGGATGTTGTTAAAGCTAAAAAAGATGAAATGACAGAGTTGTTTAAAAATATTCAACAATTCGTAGCAGATCCACCAAAATCAGAAGCAGCATCTTTATGGGTTGCACATGAATTAGATTTGTCAGATAAATTGCCTGTACCAAAAGAAGGTGCTGAAATGCCACCACATCCAGGTTCTGGAGCTGCTGAAGAAGCTAGAAAATTAGGATTAACTTATTATGGATTTGGCCGCTACGGTAAAAATGGTAAAGTTACATATCGTTCTATCCATGATAAACTTGTTGAGGTACAGAGAGAAGAACCACAGCAACCAAATATTCCTGTATCGAGTTCTTCTGGTGCACCAAAGAAAGGTGTTAATGAAGAATTTGAAGAAGTATTCACCGAAGATTTGCGCCAATGGTTTGATCCAAAACATCCAAAAGGTGGATGGAAAAGAATCAACAGCAAAGGCGAAGCAATTGGTCCATGTGCTCGTGAACCAGGCGAAGCAAAACCAAAATGTATGTCGAATGAAAAGCGTGCTAAGTTGAGTAAGAAAGAACGAGCATCTGCTGTTTCTGCCAAACGCCGACATGATCCAGATCCAGAGCGTAAAGGTGCACCAATTAATGTATCTAACTTTGGCAAAGGTAAATTATCAGAATCATATCAGTTGTCTGATTCGTCATCATTAAACCTCCTATTGCTTGGTACACGAATCGATGAGATTGAATTAGAAGAAGAAAAGAAAAAAGAAATTAAACTTCTAAAAGATAAAAGTGGTAAAGTAAGAACATTTATGCTTCGTGCCGCAGCTGCAAGAGAAGCACATACAAGTAATGGTACAGTCATGCCTTATAAAAATGGCTATGTTATTAAAATAAATGAGGAGAATGAAGATGTTGAACTTAATCAAAAACCTTTTTGGCAAATCAGAGAGTCAAACTCATCCGCTAGACGGATCAACCAGAGTAGCACAGGAGAGAGCAGACAACTTATCTCAGAAGGTTACACCGAGCTCACCAGCGCCAACGAGTACGCCAAAGGCACCGGCATCGAAATCCAAGGCACCAACAAAGAAACCCCAACCCCAAAAATCACGCTCGGGCAAATCCGCTCCCGCCAAAAAGAAAAAGTAAAAGAATCAATTGACAAAGGCATTGAACCTGGTTTATCTTTGTCGGCAGGTGGAGAAAATGCACAGAGGCCGTCATTGAAAACAAAACAGAATAAAAAACCATTTGAAGAAGCAATTGGTGCCGGTGGTGAAGATGCTACATCAATGAGTGATTTTAATGATAATGTATTGAAACAAAAAGGTATCAACATTAAAACATTTAAAGCTAAAAGGCCAATAGGATGAAATCTTTTAAATCATTTATCACGGAAGAAAGTAACGGCGGCACTCTTTATCTGCATAAACAATATTCAGATAAAGAAGGATCAACCCATGGAGTTTATTACAAACCTCATGGTTCCAAAGAAGTGCATCATATTGGTTATGTCGACCATTATAAAGATGGCGACTACCATACTTCTCAACATTCTGGTCATCATACTGGTTCTCCACACCATCAATTTAAACACATTAAAGGTGTAGAATTTAGAGGAGAAAATGAGCACAGTAGCCATGAAGATGCTCTAAGGCATGTAATTGATAACTCTCATGTAAAAGTTCATCCAAACCATCAACAAAAAACTATTAAAAGTGTAAAAGAATTACACGAAGAATATTTGGATGAAGTTGCTGCATGGCAACGCAAAGAAGGTAAATCTGAATCTGGCGGTTTGAATCGTAAAGGTATTGAATCGTATCGCCGTGAAAATCCAGGTTCAAAACTTTCTATGGCAGTTACTACAAAGCCAAGTAAATTAAAACCTGGTTCAAAGTCAGCCAATCGCCGTAAATCATTTTGTGCTCGTATGGGTGGAATGAAGAAGCGTTTAACATCTGCTAAAACTGCCAATGATCCAGATAGCCGTATCAACAAAGCATTAAGGAAGTGGAACTGCTAAGTGGCACAGTTTAGAACCGACCTACACAAGATAGATTCAGGACAAGTATTCACTCGTTATGAAGTGAATATGTTGTCGGACCGTCTTTCACCGTCTGGCACAATGACAGATGCTTTTGGTCGGCTTCGAACATCAGATACATATACTCTTTTTGATAGCACACATCGTTTTTCTGATAATGGTTTATGGGCAACATCAAATACAGCAGGAAATAGTTCTTATGCTTTTGTGAATAACCAAAGCATGATTGTGATGACTGTAGGAACTACAGCAAATGCAGAAATTATTCGTGAAACAACAAGAGTATTTTCATATCAACCAGGTAAATCTTTGTTGATGTTGTCATCATTTGCCATGGAAACACCAAAAGCAAATGTTCGTCAAAGAGTTGGTTATTATGGAGCTGAGAATGGCATCTTCTTTGAAAATGATGGTACAACAAACTATTTTGTATTGAGAAGTAACACAACAGGAACAATTACAGAAACAAAAGTTGCACAAACAAATTGGAGTATAGACAAGTTTGACGGCACCGGTTACTCATCTCAAAGTGGTGGCGTTGAACACACTGGTGGAATTGATGTAAGTAAAACAAATATTCTTTGGATGGATATTGAGTGGCTTGGCGTTGGCGATGTTCGTTGTGGATTTGTTGTTGATGGAAAAATGGTTCCCGCACATGTATTCCACAATGATAATAGAAATACAGTTCCTTATATGACAACGGCTTCTTTGCCATTGCGTTATGAAATCAAGAATACAGGTATTACAACAAGTAATTCTACAATGAAACAGATTTGTTCATCCATTATGTCTGAAGGTGGTTATGAATTGCTTGGATCGCAGCAAGCCGTTCAAACACCAGTTGATAGCCCAATTGATTTAGCTGTTGCTGGAACATATTACAATTTAATTTCTTTGAGATTGAAAACCACTCCAAATAGATTAGACGGTATTGTTATTATGACAGCATTATCTCTATTAGCCATAACAAACAATTCATTTTATAACTGGCAAGTTAGAGCAGGTGGTACGACAACAGGTGGTACATGGGTGAGTGCAGGAGATAATTCGTCTGTTGAATATAAATTAGACGCAGCAACAATTACTGGTGGAAGAATATTAGCATCTGGCTTTACAACTTCTACTACACAAAGTTCTGTACCAGTAGACATTCTTAAAGAAGCACTATTCAAATTTCAATTAGAAAGAAATGGATTAACTGGTACACCTTTTGAACTCACATTATGCGTGGCAGCATCAATTAATGGTTCTGACATATTTGCATCAATGGATTGGGAAGAGATTTCAAGATAACAAAAACTCAGGAGAAAAAAAATGCAATTTAACAACCAAAAAACAAGAAATGTTGCAGATGCAGTTGCCAAAATTTTGGCTGGTGAATCTGCAAAGCAAGAACCAAAGATGTTGGAAGAAGGATTAAAAGGCCAACAACACAAGATTGATGCCAACAAAAACAACAAGATTGATGCTCACGACTTCAAACTTCTTCGTGCTAAAAAAGAAGTAAAGAAAGAAGAAGTTGAGCAAGAAGAAGAAAAATCAATGACTTTTTCTGAAATGATGGCTGCTTATAAAGAGCATGGTCTTGCTGTAATTGCTGAAGAGCCAACAGAAGAAGAATTTAATGCAGAGATTAAAAAGGCTCAAGCAAAATCAGAAGGTAAAGAAAAGGCTGATGTTGCTGCGGCTGCAGTTCAGGCAGTTAAGCAAGAAGAAATTGAAGTTCTCGATGCTAATGTAATCAATGGTGTTGAAGAAGTTACTATTGATGAGCGTACACTTTCAAAACCAGAAGCAAAGAAAAAAGAAGAAATTGTTAAATCAATGAAGAAGAAAATGTCTGGTTTCAAAGAGCGTTATGGTGAGCGTGCAAAACAAGTTGCTTATGCTACGGCAACCAAAATTGCAAAAGAGAAAGCCTGAAATGAAAACCATTTTTCAATTGCGTGAACGGTGTTGGCCTGGTTACAAACCAACACCAGGTAAAAAAGCATATGCTAAAGGGTCTTGTGTAAAAGAAACTATTACTTTACCTTCTGATGCTCCTTCTATACAATCAATTGCTAAAAAGCATGGTGTTTCAGAAGAAGAAATACAAAAGCAATTGGAGATGGGTCTTAAAGTTGAACAAGAACATACTTCAGACGTTCAGGCTGCAACAGAAATTGCATTAGATCATTTAAATGAAAAACCAGATTATTATACACGATTGAAAACAATTGGTGAAGCAAATGCGGCCGCAATTGCAGCCGCTACTGCCATTTCTAAGAAAAAATCTGGTAATTATGATAAAGAAGGAATGAGGAAAACTCCTTACAAAAATCCTGATCATCCAAAAGCTAAAAGTAACGAAGAACGCCGTAAAGAATTAAGAAAAGAAGATATTGATGGCACTACAGAACAAGTATCCGGTTCAGCGCAATCAACATTAACTGATAAACCAAATAGAGAACCTATGAAAACATATAAACAAAAAAATATCACAGAGTTATCTACTGACTTGTTAGACCGTTATAAAGAAAAGGCGGCCGCTGATTCTGCTAAGGCCGATAAAGAAGGTAATACTGCAAAGGCCGACAAACGGTTTTCTGGTGTAGTTAAAGCAACCACTAAGCAGTTTGATAATTTTAAGAAAAAAGGTTTTAGTGAGGAAGATACTACTAAAAAGCCTGAAGGTTTTAAATCATTAAAACCAAAAGAGAGTGAGCACGAAACCTATTATAAGTTTATAGCAGGCAAAGCTAAACTTGGTAAACCACTTTCAACCAAAGAGAGAAGTTTTGCTCAGTCATATAAAATGGCCAGAGAAGAAACAGAACAGATTGCTGAAATCTCTGCAATGGCTCATGCAAAATATAAAGATGCTGCAAGAAAAGATATTAAAGCAAATCTAAAGCATATTCACGGTGAATATGGTGATATTGCTAAGAACATCGTAAATCGCCGAATGAAAGGTTTAGCCATGTCAAACGCAATGACAAAACTGAAAAAAGAAGAAGTAGAACAAATTGATGAAGACAAATATGATAGAATGTTATCTTCTATGTTGAAAGGTAAATCTGGCGAAAGATTATTAAAAAAGCACAGCGATGAAGTTAAAAAAACAAAAGACATTGAAAGCGGCAAAACATTAAATAAACTTGTAAAGAAGAATCCTGGTGTTTTGAAAACACATAGTGCTGCAGTTAAAAGAGATAAGAAAATATATGGTGAAGAAGTTGAACAAATTGATGAAAAGAATGTACCAACATCGCCAGAGAAATGGGCACAAGCAAAGGCGCAAGCAAAGGCCAAGTTTGATGTTTACCCTTCAGCATATGCTAATGGCTGGGCCGCAAAGAAATACAAAGCCATGGGCGGTGGTTGGAAATCTGTAAGTGAAGCAGTTAAAGATAAATTTGACATTGGTGAATACGACCAAGAAGGCGATATGGCCAAATCAGATTTGCGCTCAATTATGGCAAACGCAAAAAAATTACATGACATGATTGAAGATGCGGATAATCTTCCAGAATGGTGTCAGAACAAAATTACTTTAGCAGAAGATTATATTTCTACTGTTGCCAATTACCTAACTGCTGAGATGAATGAAGAAGTTGAGCAGATTGATGAGTTAAAAAAATCTACTCTTGCTTCTTATGCCACAAAAGCTACCGATGATGCAAAAAACAAAAAAGATGCAGCGACCAGTTATGCCGCACAGATGAAAGGTTATTCTTCAAAAGGTATGCAAAAGAGCGTAAAGGCCGATAAAAGAATTGAAGGCGTAAAAGGTGCCATCAAACGCCTTGCAAAAGAAGCAAAAGAAGATTTACCATTTACACCAGATAAACCAAAGAAACAGAGTGTAGTTGCTGGCAAATATGGTAAAGAATATTCTACAGCACGCCATCTTGCTCGTACGGCCATGCAAAAACAAGCAGAAAAGATGAAGAAAGCACCTATCAAAGAAGAATCACGAAAGGCTGCAATCGTTAAAGATATTATGAAGAAGAAAAAGGGTTCTGAAGATGCCTTTCAGAAAGAACCGGAGTTATCATCTACATTAACAAAAGTACAGTAGTGAGTGCAGGCATAAATACATTATCAAATTTTAATTCTTAGGAGAGAAACAATGTCACTTTGGGGAAATCTAGACGCTGCGAATAACGCACCAAAGCAAAGTGCTATGACAGGCTATGGTGGTAGTACACCGCAAGTTACAGCAAATGCTCAGGTCTATTACGCAAACACACAAACCGGCGCTTTTATTACCGGTGAAGCTATTGGTGTATTTGGCATCGATGCTTCAGAACAAGCACTTTTACCAGCTGCAAACCTTGGAAAACCACAACATGCTGGTTGGGTAGTTCGTAAGGTAGGTTCTGGTCCAGTTGGTTCAATTACAGCAAATAGTGGTGTATATGGCACAAATGCAGCTATAACATTTGTTGGCGGCGGCGGCGGTTCAGCTGCTAATGCTTATGCTTATTTTGATGGCACCACCGGAGCTTTACTTCGAATTCAATTGAACAATGGCGGTAGTGGTTACACATCAACACCAACAGCAACAATTGCTGGTGCTAATGCTGCATTAACAGTAATAATGGGTGGCCGTGCAGGTCGTGTTCATACAGAAACTTTAGTTGCCATGGGTTCTATGCGTGGTGATGGCGATAGTCTGTATTAATGAAATTTAAACAATTTATGGAAGAATTGACCAGTATTGAATCTGGTCAAGCAATCGAGGCGCATGAACCTACGGGTGAAGGATCGTCAGCTATTGACAACCCTAAAATTCGTATGGAAATAAACTATCGATTGACAAATGAATTGTATAGCAGTTTTCTCTCTCCTGAAGGTGGTATACAAGCAATTCGTAAAGTGCTGCATCGTTTTGGTTTTGACATGCCAGCACTTTACGATGCTAACCCGGAAGGAGATGAAGTTGCTTTTGAAATAGAGCAATTTGGCCAAGAAAATTTAGCATCAAACATTTATATTTTATATTATCTCACCGATGAAGGTCATTATGAGTTTTTTGCTGAAGTAGGCGATGATGCGAGAATGGATGAACTTTTATCAGATGGTGAGGAGGAAGACGAAGAAGAACAAGTATAATGTCTTTTGAAGATTTGACGAATGAAAACATAATGATGTATGCGATGAAAGCTTATGATAAGCCAAATTGCATAATGAGTGAATTCAGAGAAGATATGAAACGATTTAATTACCTCAAAAGGTTATTTAAACGGTACCGTAAATTAGGTGAATTAAGAGAGCAGTTAGTTATTAATCACTTGGTGGTTTTAAACAATGTCTTTGGTCCTGAAGTTGCAACACGATTATTATTTTTTAAGATGGCGAAAGATGATTATTCAGCACTCAAAACATATCTTTTGTTTTTGAGTTGCATGCCTGAGGTAATAAGAAGTATTAAAGGGCAAGATATACTTTCTTCAGATATTCCAGTAGATATGCTCATAGCACAGGAATTAAGAAAAATAAAATGATGAAAAACAATACAGCTAGAACAAGATTGCTAAGTGGTTTAAAAAAAGGTGGTTATGATGCTACAGAGCGTCAAAACTACTGGAAAGCTGAGCAAGAAAAACTTAAAGCCGAACATGAAAAGCTTACAAAAGATATTGAAGCGAGAAAATTAAAAGAAGATACACCAGCTCACGATGAATTCAAAAGAGCTATAGGTCTTGGTTCTTATGGTGATTTTGTAAAAAAACATGGTGTAGCAAAAACACAATCAGTAGTATCATCTTTGAAAAAAGAAAGAGATACACTACGCTCACATAAACAAGATTGGGCAGGACCAAAACATGTTCAGCACCACGATTTTGCTATTCGTGGCCTACAAAGAGCAATGGGTGAAGATGTAGGTATGGTTGGCGGTTCACCTGTAAATAATGTTGGTAATGGAGAAATTGCTGGCATGGGTGTTGGCAAACAAGGCGAACCTGGTGTAAGCCTCCGTAATAAGAAAAAGGTTGTTCCTTTTGCTGTGTTTATTCGAAAGCCTCAAGATAAATGATACTATGGTTATTGAACTCATGGATTAGTTACATTGTTCACGCTGCATTAATTGCAGGTGTTATTGGTACTTTCTTTGGTTCAATAGTCGCAAGAATTCCAGTAATTAATGGTTATGGTGCAATTGTTAAAACGATTGCATTACCACTTCTTATCGTTGCCATATTTGCTGAAGGTTATTTGTTTGCATCTAAATCTTGGATCGAAGAAGCCAAGAAGTTTGAAGAAAAAGTAAAAGTTGCAGAACAAAAAGCCAAAGATGCCAATGACAAATTAGGTCAGGCACTTACAGATAAAAACAATTCAATTAAGCAACAACAAGTTGTAATACAAGAAAAAATTAAAGAAGTTCAGGTGAAAGTAAATGCTGAGTGCAAGATTTCACCTGATGTAGTAAAAATACTTAACGATGCAGCAAAAGTGAAATGAAATATACCATACTATTAATGCCTTTGTTGTTGACTGGTTGTTTTAAATCCATACCAGTTAAAATGAGTTTTCCAGATGCGCCAGCCGAAATGAAGGTTTCGTGTCCAAGTTTAAAAGAAGTAAAAGATAATGCGGAGATGAGTGATATTTTACAAGTGGTTGCGGCTAATTATGGTGCATATCACGAATGTAAAAATAAATTAGATGCATGGATTGAATGGCATAAACAACAAAAACAAATAAGTGATAGTGTAAAATGAAAAAACTAATCGCAGTTGCAATCATTTCAACCTCATTATCAGGTTGTGCATTGTGGGATGCTTATATGATGGCAGGTTATGATACCACAGAATATGCATTGGTCAATCGTATTAAGACACAAGCAGATTTATCAGCAGAAGATTGTAAAGATAATAGTAAGTCAAAACAGAATTTAGATAGTTTGTATTTTACCACAATTGAACTGAAGAATTTTGCTACAAACATTCCTCGTAATGAAGATACTACCAAACTAGCAGGTAATTTGGTAGAACTCGCTAAACAAGGAAAGGAATTGTATGTTAAAAGTCCTACTGTATCTGAAACTTTTTGCAAACTCAAGTTACAACAAATTGGTCGCTCTGCTGAAGTGGCCCAAAAAGTCATAGGGAAGAAACCACGATGAATTACTTACAACAAATAGCACAATCATACGAAGATTACACTGCCGCATATAGTGCAGGTCAATTAAATGCAGCAGAATATAAATCTTTATTGGAAGGTTTAGAAGTAGAAAAGGCAGTATCAATGAATGCCGAAGAATTACAATATAAAGAACAATTAAACACGGCTATTAATGCCGCAATTTCAGCAGCGAGTGTGTTAGCATGACAGAGATTACATTAGATCAATTAAAACAACTACTGCCTAAAAATCCATATGTTCAGCATTGGCATAATGCCCTTGCTCAACTTTTGCCAGATTATGAGATCAATACACCAAATCGTATTGCGGCCTTTATTGCACAATGCGCTCACGAATCTGGTGGTTTCACGGCATTAAAAGAGAATTTAAATTATCGTGCTGCATCGTTGCGTAAACTATTTCCAAAGTATTTTCCGACCGATGAGTTAGCAAACGATTATGCTTCAAGACCAAACAAGCAAGAAGCAATTGCGAACCGCATCTACGCTAGTCGTATGGGAAATGGTGATGAAGCTTCAGGTGATGGTTTCAGATATTGCGGCCGTGGTCTGATTCAATTGACAGGTAAAAGCAATTACGAAAACTTTGCGATGAGTATTGAAACACCTGTTGAACAGATTCCTGAGTATCTTGCTACATTTGAAGGAGCTGCACAATCTGCCTGTTGGTTCTGGGAAACAAACAATCTCAATAAGTGGGCCGATACAGGAGATATTAAAGAATTGACAAGAAGAATCAATGGTGGTTACATTGGTTTAGAAGATAGAATTAAACACTATGAACATGCACTTCATGTAATGGGCGGCCACTAATGAAATGGTATCATAGTATGCTTACAGATGGTACTGATGAAGGTATCAGTAGCAAAAGAGTTGTTACACTACTCGCATTTGTATTGTGTGCTGCAGGTTTTATTGGTGACTTAATTTGGAATTTAGATGTGAAAGATGCCATCTATGAAGGTATGATGTATATTGCGATTGCAGGTTTAGGTTTTACCGCATCAGAAAAATTTGCTAAAAAGGAACAAAAATGAAATCACTTATTTTTATCGCAGGCCTAGTATTTGCAGTTTCAGCAACAGCTGAAGCAGAAATCAAAAGAGTATGTAAAGACAAAGTTGACAAAGCAGGTAAAGTTGTAAATGGTAAAGATGGCAAACCAGTACAAGAATGTAAAGATATTAAAGTCCATAAAAAATTAGAAGGCACCAAGGTTCCAGAAAAGAAGTAAATGTATCCCGAAGAACAAAAAATACACGAAGTTGAATTAAAGATAGGTCTGCTTGGCAAAGATGTTGAGCAGACCGACCGCCTTTGTGAAAAGCTTTCTGAATCAATTGAAAAGTTACAGGAAGTAAATGTAAACATAATGAGAATGATAACTTTACATGAACAAAGACACGAACAACACGAAAAAGTAGAAGAAGAAGTGAAAAACGATATTAGAGATTTACACGACCGTATTGATCAAGTAGAAAGGCACATTTCTGAACGAATTGATGCCCTTCGTATTGATTTGATAAAACATAAAGATGATGATGCAGGAACAAAACTGCCACAAATATTGTCAGAGATAGACAAATATAAATTTGCCATTGTGGCAGTAGCTGTAAGTGTTGGATGGATTCTTGGTAATGTCAACTTAGGTGTTTTAGGCACACTAATCAAGTAATATTGACTTTTTGTGAGTTTTATGTTATGATTATATTATGTCACTACCAATTGATACAAAGTATTTACGATTAGTTTCTTCTCGCTTGCGTAACTTCAAGCAGAAGAATAGTAATTTGTTCAACTTCTCTTGCCCATATTGCGGCGATAGTCAGAAGAACAAATCCAAAGCCCGAGGTTATGTCTTTTCAAAAGGCAACGACCTCATCTTTAAATGCCATAACTGTGGAGTAGGCGCAAATGTTGGTAACTTCCTCAAGCATATTGATTCCTCATTATACCGAGAATACACTCTGGAAAAGTATAAGACAGGTGAATCCAATAACTCCTACTCAGCAAACACAGTCCTCAACATACAACCGCCCAAATTTGGCCGAGTTGAAAAAGCAAAGGTATTTGAACACGCAGAGTGGGTTGACAAATTACCAAGTGGACATTTTTGTTTAGATTACTGTATTAAAAGGCAGATACCTTCTAAACTATACAGTAAATTATTATTCACTCAGCATTACAAACAATTCATAGATGTTTTAATACCAAATCATGGTAAGCAGTTAGTTGATGATGCTCGCCTTGTAATTCCTTTCTATGATGAGTATGATGATTTAATTGCGGTATCAGGCCGTGCGCTAGAAACAAATGACAAAACGCTACGATATGTCACGCTTCGCACAAATGAGAATGAGAACAAGTTGATTTACGGTATGGACCGTGTAGACCTCAAGCAACTAGTAAAGGTTGTAGAAGGCCCTATCGATTCAATGTTTCTTACCAATTGTGTGGCCAGTGGTGATGCCAACTTATCCATTGTATCAGATGAAATTTCAGCAGATGAAAAGTTATTAATTTTTGATAATGAACCTCGCAATAAAGAAATCGTAAAGATGATGCAAGATGCAATCAAATCAGGTCACAATGTCGTAATTTGGCCAAGCAACACCCAAGGCAAGGACATAAATGAAATGATTATTGCTGGAAAAAGCGTGGATGAGATAGAAAGAATTATAAGTAGTAACTCCTTCAGAAGTATCGAAGCGCAGTTAAGATTTAACATGTGGAAGAAAATATGAATGTGAAATTGATTAGTTATTCTGAAGCTGCAGGTACAATGCCAGCAGATATTAACGATGTCCAACAATTGATTGCTTTTTGTGCTAGAGTATCTAACCCAAACAATCAAACCAACACAGACACGAGCGAGAAGTTAATTCGTTATCTCATAAAGAATCAGCATTGGTCACCATTAGAGATGGTGAGTGTTTGTTTAGAAATAGAAACCACAAGAGATATAGCAAGGCAGATGTTAAGACACCGTTCTTTTTCTTTTCAGGAGTTTTCACAGCGTTATGCTGATCCTACCAAAGACCTAGAATTTGAATTAAGGGATGCCAGATTTCAAGACCCAAAAAATAGACAGAATAGTATAAAAATGGATGGATCCTTGGGTCAAGCTTTAATTTGTGATGAATGGAAACACAAACAAAAAGTCCTTATTGCACTTGCCAAAGAAACATATCGTTGGGCAATTGAAAAAGGCATAGCAAAGGAACAGGCTAGGGCTGTTCTGCCCGAAGGCAATACTGTTTCTCGTTTGTATATGAATGGAACTTTGCGTAGTTGGATACACTACATAGAACTCCGTTCCGCAAATGGCACACAGAGAGAACACATCGAAATAGCAAAAAAATGCGCTGAAGTAATCGCCAAAGTATTTCCGATGGCGAATGAATTTGTAACAAAATAACTGGAGTATTGAATGTCAGATATTGTCCACGGTATTACCGTTGATTTTTCCCGTGATTCTCTTTTTGATGAATTAGGTTTAAAAAGGTTAAAAGAAAGTTATATGCGTGAGGATGAAACCTCACCACAAGAAAGGTTTGCATATGTATCTAAGTCTTTTGGGTCGAACGCTGAGCACTCGCAAAGGTTATATGAGTATAGTTCTCGACATTGGCTTTCTTATAGCACTCCCATTCTTAGCTTTGGTAGGAGCAAGCGGGGTCTTCCTATTTCATGTTTTCTCCCGTATCTGGATGATTCTGCGGAAGGTTTGGTTGATTGCCTCGCAGAAGTTAATTGGCTTTCGATGCTAGGAGGCGGAGTTGGAATCGGTATTGGAATTCGTTCGGCAGATGATAAGTCTGTTGGGGTTATGCCTCATCTTCGCACTTATGATGCTTCTAGTTTGGCTTACAGACAAGGCCGCACCAGGCGTGGCAGTTACGCTGCTTATCTCGATATTAGCCATCCTGATATTCTTATATTTTTAGAAATGCGTAAGCCAACTGGCGACCAGAATATGCGTTGTCAAAATCTTCATCATGGTATCAACATAACAGATGATTTTATGCATATTATTGAGCAGTCGATGCTTGATCCACAATTTGATGATACATGGAATCTCAAAGACCCACATAGTGGTGAGGTGCGTGATACTGTATCAGCTAAAGAATTATGGCAACGAATCTTAGAAATTCGTATGCAGACTGGTGAACCGTATCTTCATTTTATTGATACAAGCAATCGCTTAATGCCAGAGTTTCAAAAGGCTAAAGGCCTATCAATCAAGCAATCCAACCTTTGCTCAGAGATTATTCTACCAACTGACAAAGAACGCACAGCAGTTTGTTGCCTCTCATCGGTCAATTTAGAATACTATGATGAATGGAAAAATGATCCATTATTCTTGCGTGATGTAGCAGAGATGCTTGACAATGTGTTACAGTATTTTATTGACAATGCACCAGACACGGTTCAGCGAGCAAAATACTCTGCTACAATGGAAAGAAGTATTGGTATTGGTGCGTTAGGTTATCATGCTTATCTACAAAAAAATAATATTCCGTGGGAATCAGCACAAGCAACAGGCGCAAATTTGAAAATGTTTAAGCACATCAGAGCTTATTTGGATCAAGCAAACATATATTTAGGAAAACAAAGAGGTGAAGCACCTGATGCCAAAGGCACAGGCCAAAGGTTTTCACATATGCTTGCTATTGCTCCTAATGCTAGTTCATCGATCATCATGGGCAATACAAGCCCTTCTGTTGAGCCTTTTCGGGCTAATGCTTATCGACAGGACACATTGAGCGGCTCACATCTAAACAAAAACAAACATTTGGATAAAATTATCCAGGAGAAATGTCAAAATGACAACAAATTGGACTACAATGAGATTTGGTCATCAATCATCGCAAATGACGGAAGTGTTCAACACCTCAACTTTTTGGATGAATGGCAAAAAGATGTATATAAGACCTCTATGGAAATTGACCAAAGATGGTTGGTGGACCATGCAGCTAACAGACAAAGTTACATTGACCAAGCGCAATCTGTCAACCTATTTTTTAGACCAGATGTTAATGTAAAATATCTTCATGCGGTGCATTTTCAAGCATGGAAACAAGGATTAAAAACGCTTTATTATTGTCGTAGTGAAAAGTTGGCTAAAGCAGATAAAGTAAGCAAGAAGATTGAACGACAAGTAATTGAAGAAATTGATTTGAAGGCATTAGCCACAGAAGAAATTTGTTTAGCTTGCGAGGGATAATATGGAATGGATTGAACAATTGCCTTATGGTGTTGATATAAAATTATTAAGAGAATCTTTAGAAGAAGTTAAAAAAGTTGGGCCAATGGTGTTTCAAGGTTCTGAATTTGGTTATAATAATTTTGGCGGATGGAATTTACAAAGTAGAAGTGGTGACTATCGTGATGGTTTCCAAGTTGGCATAGAGAAGTGCTACCGCAAATATTGGAAATCAGGCACTTTTAATTATCACTTAGCCAAATTTTTAGATTACTCTCATGCTTTCGAACACAAAAATAAAACAAATGCTTGTGTTGGCGCTCTAGGTAGTGTTGTTGACTTTTTAGAATCTAAAGGTTTTTATCCTCGTAGAATGAGATTGACTTGTTTAAAACCTCACTCAAAAAGTATAGTTCATCGTGATGCACCAGATGAAAAATATCTTGCTAGAATTCATATACCTTTAATAACAAATGAAAAATGTGTGCATTGGACCCAACACGGTGAAGCACACATGCCAGCTGATGGTTCTGTTTATATGTTATGGGTAAATTGTATGCATCAAATACGAAACGAATCAGATGAGGATCGTTATCATATAATATGTGATGCTTACGATACTAAAGGACTAACTCAACACTTTAAATATGGTGGTGACATTAATACACTAATCGATGAAGCAGAAACATATCGAAAAAAATTAGATTCAATAAAAATTGACATTTTTAGAAAAATGGCTTACACGATTGGTAGAGAATTTCATGTGGCTAAATTCAAAATGGAACAAAAGATGATAGAAGCATCTTACAAGTTAAATGATAAACCTCAATACACTTAAAAGAAATGTTTTCACCTGCACTTACCAAGTATCACAAATTACAATTCTGATACAGGTACTACTTTCAGTTGTTGGTTTAGTTTACATTTACTTTAACTTTTCTTGGTGGTATGTGGCTTTGCCTTTTATTTGGTATGCGGTTTTACTATGGGGGTCACATCACATAGCACTACACCGTTATTTTTCACACGGATCATTTGACGTAAATAAGTTTTGGCATATCGTAATGTGCTATAGCAGTTGTTTAGTGTCTTTTGGTTCACCATTTTCATATGCATTGGCTCATCGAGCACACCATAAACATTCAGATACAGATAAAGATACTCATGCACCAACAAAGATTGGTTATTTAAATGTAATGTTCTTTAAATGGAAATTAAATAGTGTGAACCTATTAGATAGAAACAGAAAGATTGACAATTGGGCCATACATGCTCACAAGAATTATAGTTTAGTTATTTTGTTTTTCTATATTGCATTGTTACTGATTGATATTGGTTTGGCATTTTCATATAATATTGGTATCGTGATTGCATTATTTGGAGTTGCATATGTGAATGTATTTTCGCATGTAAAAAATCCATTAAATTATAGAAACTTTGAAACGGATGATTTATCATCCAATAATTTATTTGTAGGAATTGTAGGTGGCGAGTGGCACAATAATCATCACCATAACCCACAAAATTGGAATGAAAGAGTGAAATGGTGGGAACTAGATATACCAGCACAAATAATAAGACTAATAAAAAAGGACTGAAATGACAAAGAAGAAACATAACCTGATGGATGAAAGACAATCATTCAAACCATTCTATTATCCATGGGCCTATGAGGCATGGCTAAAGCACGAACAGATTCATTGGTTACATACAGAAGTGCCAATGCTCGAAGATGTGAAAGATTGGAAGAATAGATTAAAACCATCAGAGAAACAATTTCTTACACACATTTTCCGTTTCTTCACACAAGGTGATATTGATGTGGCTGGTGGTTATGTAAAGAATTACTTACCATATTTTCCTCAACCAGAAGTTCGTATGATGCTTCTAGGCTTTGCTGCAAGAGAAGCGCTTCATGTTGCTGCATATTCGCATTTAATTGAAACACTTGGTTTACCTGAAACAATGTATAATCAGTTTTTAGAATATGATGCCATGCGCCAAAAACATGATTATGTCTTAGACATTTCATCACAGAATTCCTCAAAAGAAAACACCGCAAAACATATTGCGGTATTCTCGGCATTTACAGAAGGTATGCAATTGTTCTCATCTTTCATCATGTTGCTTAATTTTCCACGCAACGGCACAATGAAAGGCATGGGACAGATTGTTACATGGTCAATTGTAGATGAAACCATGCACACAGAGTCCATGATTAAATTATTTCGCACATACATAGAAGAAAACAAAGAAATTTGGAACGATGATCTTAAAGGCCAGTTATACACAATTGCAAGCAAGATGGTCGAATTAGAAGATAAATTCATTGACCTTGCCTTTGAAATGGGTGAAATGACGAATTTAACAAAAGAAGATGTAAAACAATACATTAGATACATAGCAGATAGAAGATTGATTTCATTGGGCTTAAAAGGCATTTTTAAAGTTAAAAAGAATCCATTACCATGGGTTGAAGAAATGGTCAATAGCCCTGTTCATGGCAATTTCTTTGAAAACCGTGTTACTGATTATGCAAAAGGTGCTTTGTCTGGTAATTGGGACGATGTATGGGGTAAAGCCGCATAATTAGAAAGAACATATGTTAATAGAAAACACAGTAGTCGATAAAACAACCATATTAAATAATATTCGTGAGAAAGGATGGAGTAATGTTGGTTGTTTAAAAAAAGAAATTATTGATGAATTTAGAAATTATTTGGATAATTCAAATTGGTATGATGGTCATGTAAAAGCAAATAAAACTGAAGTGCTAGAAAATAAACATTCTTCACCTAATCATTGTAGTTCTGTATCAATGCATAATGTTATTCTTGCACCAAATTGGTTTGAATTTACATTAAAAATGACAGAAGAAGTTGTCATAGAATACTTTGAAACAAAAGATATAGTTTTATACAGTTATAATGCTTTTTACAGTAATTTAACTGGAGGAGATTATATTGGAGTTCAAACTTGGCACAGAGATTATGATAGCGAAAATTTTTTAGCATTATTTGTTTACTTAACTGACACATATGATATTGAAGATGGTGCTCATGCTTTTGAAGAAAAAGATGGTCATAAAATAGATATTTTTGGTCCTGCTGGTACTATATTTTTTGCTGATACCAGACAACAACACATGGGACACAAACCAAAAAGACATCCAAGAGGAATGGCTTGGGCTAGGTGGTCTACTGATCCAGATCCAAAAACCTATAACATAGATTGTTTGTCTCCTTTGAATCGAGACCTTATGGGAAAAAGATACCCTCAAGATGAAACAATGAGAAATATAATTAGAAAGGTCGTTAATTAATGATAGATAAAGAAAAATTAGCGCAAGCAATACAAAAAGAATTCAACCGAACAGGAGCAATTTCACTAATGAAACTATACATTTTTATCGCACTACTCGTTGCAATTACAATACCAGCATTTGCACAAAAACAACCAAAAGGCGTAACATACGATGCACAGATTCTCCGTGTATCTGACGGCGATACTGTTGTTATTTCCGCACCATTCTTACCCGCACCACTTAAACCTGAACTTGCCGTCAGAATCTACGGTGTGGACACTCCAGAAAAAGGCCACAGAGCACAATGTCCTGCTGAAGATGCAAGAGGTCAAGCCGCCTCAGCTTTTACAAAGCAAGCCGTTGCTCAGTCCACTCAGCGTCAAGCTGTGTTGTACGGATGGGATAAATTTGGTGGCCGTGTTCTAGGCGATATAATTCTTAATGGTCAATCTCTCCGTGCCATGTTAATTGCAAATGGTTTTGCTCGTGAATATTACGGAGAGGCCAAACAATCATGGTGTAATTAATGGCTACACTACACCATATTTGCGATGAGTGTAGCTCAGAATTCACACTCAAATATAACGAAGAACAAACCGAATCTGATCCTCAAAATTGTCCATTCTGCGGCGAATACATATATGAAGATATGGACAATGTTGAGGATGAAGATGAATGAGTTGGTTCTTTCTTAATACTAAAGATGAATTTACAGAAGAACATATAGGCGAGGCCTTTGGCTTTGTCTATATGATTACGCACCTAAAAACAGGTCGTAAATACATTGGTAAGAAATTCTTTACCAAATCCAAAACCAGGCAGGTCAAAGGCAAAAAGAAACGGTCACGGGTTTCAAGTGATTGGATGACTTATTGGGGAAGTAATAAGAAGCTACAAGAAGAAGTAAAAGAGAATGGTGAGGATCAGTATATCAGAGAGATACTACACCTCTGTAAAACTCGGAGTGAATGTTCGTATTGGGAGACCTGGGAGATATTCAGTCGTCATGCTCTAATGCATGAATCATACTATAATGAATGGGTTTCTTGTAGAATTCGAAAGGACCACCTTATTAAGCTTTAGCTTTATTATTAAAGCGGAACACCAATACTTATGCTCCTGGCAGGTATAAACCTGTAATCGCCAGGCAAAAATTTAGCACATTTGCCTCAATTCTATGTTGCGATGCAGTATAATTATACTAAATAACTGAGTAACGCTTAAGGAGGTTACTCATGTTACTGAAAATTAAATCTTTTTTTATGTGTATTGTTGAATCAATAGTTGAAGCACAAAGATTGCGTGCCGAATATTATGCTAAACACAGACATTTTAAAGAATAACCCACTCGCTTAACTAAGGAGAAACACAATGTTTGACTTTCCAAAAACCAATGATTTTGCTTTTGTTGTAAACAAATCCAAAGAAGTTGCCACCTCTACTGTTGATTTTGGCAATACAATATTCAACGAGAGCCTGAAGTTCTTCAATGAAATCACAGGAAAAACCTTTTATACATATACGGTGAAGGCTGCTGAAGCCAATGAACAGGCCACCGAATATGCAAAAGAATTCATCAAAACAGGCACCATCAAAGAAATTTTCGCAAATAGCGGAAAAAACTAAATCTTGGTATCCAGTCGCACGAAACGGCTGGATTATTAAGTTTTCAATCTTTGATGAGAGTAACTTTTTAATTACAGTTATTTCTCAATATACAGGACAGACAGTTATCCGATATTTTAACGATGAGGATGCTGCCTGTCTTTTCATTAATTTTGTCCAAGAATTAGATCCTGAACAAATCGTTGACCTTTAGTTGTTTACTGTGAAAGATATATTATGAAATCCTTATTCTATTCTTACAATCAAAAAGTTGATAAAGCATACATCATTCGTGTAAAAGACCACGAAATATCTGAGCAAAAAGCTTCAGAATGTGCAGCATCATGTCGTAAAGTTGGAATGCCATATGATTATTGGGATGCATATGATGGTACTGGCGATAGAATAATTTCACCTGTACACCATAACATAGTAATGGATCTAATTAAAATTACGGACCATTATATGACAAGAGGTGAAGTTGCTTGTGCATTGTCACACATTAGTTTATGGGCTAGATGTATTCGACAAGACCAACCATTGGTTGTATTAGAACATGATACAATAATGGTACAACCATTTTTAGATCATCCAACAATTGGTACTCTCTGTTATCTTGGTGGTCGTGAACAAGCTAAAATGGGTTGGCCTGTATACCCAACACCACCTCATGCATCAGAAGGCCCAAACTACCATTTCATATGCCGTGCTCATGCATATTCAATCGACCCTCAATCAGCTAAGAATCTTTTAGCATATGTAATCAAATACGGTTTAACAGGCCCGTTAGATATTATAATGAGAACAGATTTATTTCCTGTTGTACAATTTGGTTTATATGCCTATGATGAAGATAATGGGCAAAAAACAACAACAATTAAAGGCAGAGATCACGTTAATGAAGAAGGCAAACCTGCACATAGACCAAGTCGCCGTAATGATGACCTATCATTTTGATTGCCGCAATAACTTTATATCTGTGTTATAATAACAATAAATGAGTAAATTAACTTCTCTTTGGCATTCTTTAGATGATAAAGATAAATTTGAGATATTCTTCCTCCTTTTCTTCATTTCTGTTTTTGTGTGTGTTATATTGCTGGGTATTGCCTGGTCCCGTGGCCATGATGTAGATTATTTTAAAGAGCGAATTGTATTGATTGAACACAGACTAACTGGCATGGATAAACGAATGGACAACCATGATGTTAAGTTTGATAAGATAATCGAAGCAGTTAATGAAACACGGCAAAAATTGAATGATGAAATTATTCGAAACAATGAACAGGACAAATGGTTAGAGGAGTGGAAAAAACTCCCTCAATTACCTAAACCTAAAAGATGATTCTTCAAGGCAAACATAACAAAACTCAAGCATCAGCCTTAGAGTATTTTGCCACACAACTATTGACACCACAGTTAAAATCGCATATAATTATAAACCTAAGGTTTGTAAAGAATTTGCCTGTGTGTGGTTTTACCGAGGTTGATGGGCACAATAGTAGAGGCATACCAAGAGAGTTTACGTTAGAACTAAAGCATAGTATGTCTGAAAAAGAAATGATTAAGACATTAGCTCACGAAATGGTTCATGTAAAACAATATGCGTACCGTGAGATTGATGAGAGAGGTACAATGTGGTTGTCACGCAAATTAGACCACGATTCGGTGCCGTATCATAAACGGCCATGGGAAAAAGAAGCATATCAAGCAGAAGAAAGGTTGTATCAAAAATGGTTACAGATGAAGAAGTAGTAAAGATTAGCTACGAAATTGATGATTTTCTAATGAATCAAGTTATGAATCATAATGTTACACCAATGCAATTGTCTGGTATGATACTGGCACGCCTGGTTCGTATGAATGAAGGTGTTAATTGCGAAGGTGAATTTTATAAATTGGTTCAATCAGTAGCAGACAAAAATCATTTAACGCCAGATGATAGGGTTTTACAATGAACTTAGAGATCGAAGCATATCCTGGCGAATTGAGAGAGTTGAGAAATAAAGTGGCTCAATTAGAAAATGAACTGTTGAAATATAAACCACAGGACCAAAGAGTCCGTGTATCTGGTGTGCCATATGAGGTTGATTTTAGAACCATCAAGCAAGAGGTTGAGTGATGTTAATGCCGTTTGAGATTGATGTGCCGTATCGTATGCGGCCTAATATGCGGCTACTTGGTGAGAATGAACCAATTACTTACCAAGACAAAGATTATGATGTTTATATCAGCGAAAAGAAAAAGATACTGGCACAGGCCTATGGAAATAATTGGAATCCACACTTGTATAAAAAAGTATTGGAATATTTACAATGCGATACAATGAAAGACGCCATACTCAAATACCAAGAAGATTTTGTTGTATGGGCACCTGATATGAAAGGCCAATTATCTGTACAGATGGCCTCTGTTTGCTTCCCATCAGGTTGGGATCCTGTATCTAAGGTCAATAAGAGTTTTGCTGAGATACATGAGCCTGTTGCTGATAATGAAATGATAATGAAAGCCGCTGATAGTATTGCAAAGATGATTACAGAAAAAGGCCCATTTGTTCGCTCTGTATGGACAATTGCGAACTCACCAGACCTCAATCGGCATCCATCGGTCAAGAAGCCATGGACCAATGAACGATTAGAAGATATGTGGTATCGAACAGAGCGACAAGTAACCGTGCCTCTTGGTGATGCCGCTATTTTCTTTATTCGTACCTATACCGTGCCATTGTTATCAGTCGATGTTGAAAGAATACGCAAATCAATCTATAGTATGACCAACGATACGCTTGCTTATAAAGACCTTCACTATGTTATGGAGGTACTAGGTGCAAATCCTTAATTTTATAGTTGCTACACTTGTAATGCTTAGCATAACATTATTGATTATTGTTGGTGTTGGTATCCTTGGTGGCCTGTTTATTGATAAGGTATACAAACCATTACACCAGAGATATATTGTTCAACCGCTATTTGTAGATGATAAAAGGTGTTGTAGATGAAAATTGGATTTAATTGTTCTGCATGGGATATGTTACACGCTGGCCATGTCACTATGCTTAAAAAAGAAAAAGATATGTGTGATTATTTGAAGGTTGGCCTACAGGTAGATCCAACCATTGATAGACCAGGCGTAAAAAACAAACCTGTACAATCGGCCTATGAGCGTTATGTTCAATTACAAGCCTGTAAGTATATTGATGAAATTCTAATATACGAAACTGAGCAAGACTTGTTAAACCTATTGATGACACAGAATATTCACATTCGTTTTCTAGGTGATGAATATAAAAGAAAAGACTTCACAGGTAAAAGGTTCTGTATTGAATCTGGCATTGAATTGCATTACCATGACCGCTTTCATCCTTATTCATCTACAGAAATTCGCAATCGTGTATATGAAATGGAAAAATCAAAGCGTGAGCAACCACAACCAGAAACCTTACCACAACACTCTCCTCTCCTGTTGAACAAATATCTTGAGGCAGAAAGAAAGTATTCAGAGAAATGAAAAACTATTGGGGTGATCCTGATGAAGAACCGTTACCAGATTGGATGAATCCTGAAACCTATCGGCACGGAAATAAACAAAAGGCTCGAATACTACAATCGCTCGAAGAGGCCTGTGCCGAGGCCTTAAAGAAACCACCAATCCCTATACTATTGAAGCCACCAACAAATGATGAACTATGAATGGAAAGATACTGACCATGATACACACTACTATTACAAGACCGCTAATGGTTGTATCGTAGGTCAAACACATAATATATCTCACACCAAAATATACATGGCCATCATTATATTGGCCAATCAAGAAAACTACCTTGGTCGGTTTGTATCATTAGAGTTTGCTAAGAAAGCCATTGAGAACTATTGGGATATACAAGAGAGGACATTATTAGAAAATGCGAATTGAAGAAGATATTAAATTAGATTTCCGTGATGTATTGATACGACCAAAGCGGTCTACATTAAGTAGCCGCAAAGAGGTTGACCTCGAAAGACAATATCATTTTAAGCACTCAGGTCAAACCTGGTCTGGTGTACCAATTATGGCCTCAAATATGGATGGCGTAGGTACATTTGAAATGGCAAAGGCTCTTAGTGCGCTACGCTTGTTCACAGTATTAAAGAAAGGTTATACTGTAGCAGAGCATCGTGCTGGGTCTGAGAATGTAATGTATACTGATACCTTTGCTGTATCTACAGGCACCAGTGAAATGGAGTTTGCCAAACTTGGTATCATACTACAAAACAATCCAGACATATCGTTTATTTGTATTGATATTGCAAATGGTTATAGTGAACACTTTGGTGATTTCGTTGAAAAGGTTCGCAAAGAATTTACAAACAAAACAATTATCGCTGGTAATGTAGTGACCGCTGATATGACACAAGAATTGGTATTGCGTGGTGCCGATATTGTTAAAGTAGGCATTGGGCCAGGTTCTGTATGTACCACTCGCATACAAACAGGTGTAGGTTATCCTCAGTTATCGGCCATCATTGAATGTGCTGATGCTGCACACGGTCTTGGTGCTCATATAATTGCAGATGGTGGTTGTACCTGTCCTGGTGATGTAGCCAAGGCATTTGGTGGTGGTGCAGACTTTGTAATGCTTGGTGGTATGCTGGCAGGCCATGATGAAGGCGGTGGTGAAATTAAAGATAACAAAGTAACATTCTATGGCATGAGCTCCGATACTGCAATGGAAAAGCATCATGGCGGTGTAGCAGAGTATAGATCATCCGAAGGCCGTACAGTAGAGATACCGTACCGTGGTCCCGTAAAACATACAATACAAGATTTGCTTGGCGGTCTACGCTCAACCTGTACCTATGTTGGTGCCTCCTGCCTCAAGCGATTGCCCAAGTGTACCACATTTATAAGGGTCAACCGTCAAGTAAATGATGTATTTTTAAAATAAGGAAATAAAAATGGAACGAAAAGAACTACTTAAATTTGCTAAAATTGCAGCAGTAACCTATGATAATCCTAAAGATTCTCGGCCAAAATTTAAAGAGCAAGGCTATGAAATTGTAGAATTCTTTGATATAAAAGATGCTCAAGGTTATCTCCTAAAGGGTGCAAATGAATATGTACTCAGTTTCCGTGGCACAGAATCAAAGAGAGATGCACTTGCTGACCTCAAGGCCCGAATGAAAACAGAATCAAGTGGCGCCAATGTTCATCGTGGTTTCAAAGGAGAATTAGATAAAATCTGGCCTTCAATTGAAAAATCCATTAGGCAAATAGACCGCCTTTACATTACAGGTCATAGTCTAGGCGCTGCGATGGCAACAATTGCCGCAAGTAGAATTCAGAGCAAGGTACTCGCATTGATTACATTTGGTAGTCCCCGTGTAGGAACAAAACAATTTGTAAACGGCCTGAATGTCACGCACTACAGAGTACAAAATAATTGTGATGATGTGACCAAAGTTCCTCCATGTATAATGGGTTACAGGCATCACGGTATACACAAGTATATGAATTTCCATGGTGAGTTTAGAAATCTTACAAGCTGGCAGAGAATTAAAGATATGATTCGAAGTAGAATTAAAGCCCGTCAAAAAGGCCAGAAATTCATTGGTGTATTTGATCATATGATGAACAGATATATTGCTAAACTAGAAAAAGAAGAATGACACCAAAAGACAAGGTTATGATACTGCTTACAGGAGGGTTAGTTTTCCTCCTAGCATTCATTATAGGTGCTGATTTTTACACAGCAATAGAGGCAGGTCGACCACCCGATGAAAGTATAATTGAATTATTAAAAATGGCAATTACAGGAGTGGTTGGGATTATATCAGGCTATCTTGCAGGAAAAAACGATAGTAAATGAAAATTCTTGTTACAGGTCATAAAGGTTTCATTGGCGGGAATATGTACCGCTCACTACAGGACCAAGGGCATGAAGTAAGTGGCTATGAATACGGAGATAGTTTACCAATTATAAGCAAATATGATTGGGTAATGCACATGGGTGCCATTAGTAGCACCACAGAGCGTGACGTAGATAAAGTGATGCGCCAAAACTACGATTCAAGTGTTGCATTGTATGATGAGGCCCGTGCCTCTGGTGTAAACTTTCAATTTTCAAGTAGCGCTAGTGTATACGGACTTGGTAACACATTCCGTGAAGATGCACCTGCTGACCCACGAAACCCGTATGCTTGGAGCAAGTATATGTTTGAAAGATACCTGCTAAACCATCCAAGTCCAAGAAGCCTAGTACAGATTTTTCGATACTTTAATGTATATGGTCCCGAAGGCGAAGAACACAAGGGCGACCAAGCAAGTCCTCATTTCAAGTTTAAGTGTCAAGCAAAACTGACAGGCTGCATAAAAGTATTTGAAGGCAGTGAAAAATACCTAAGAGATTTCATTCATGTATCCGAAGTAATTCAAATACAACAAAAATTTCTTCATACGCCTGCAATCGGTGTATACAATATAGGAACAGGTAAGACTCAAAGTTTCTTGGATATTGCAAAAATGTATTCATCCAAAATAATTGAAATACCAATGCCCGAAGTATTAAAATCCAACTACCAAGAATACACCTGTGCCGATATGTCAAAAACGAATCAAATAAGTAAGTGACCACTCACCTTCTGTTGCTTCCATACAACACCACCCCTTGACAGACCCTCGATTCTATGGTATACTGGATTTTCAATAATCAATGAAGGAGATATATTATGGCTTATATGGACCAAGAAAAGAAAGCAAAAATCGCCGCTAATCTAAAACCCATTCTCAAAAAGTATGGTGTCAAGGGCTCGCTATCCGTTCGCAATCATATGACGGTTCGCTTGACCATCACCGAAGGTAAGATTGATTTCGCTAAAGATTACGGTGCCGATTCCAAGTTTGGTATACAGGTCAATCCGTATTGGTATCAAGACCATTTCACAGGTAAGTCCAAAGAATTTCTATCCGAAGCAATCCCTGCCATGTATTCTGCTGACTACTATGACCGTTCCGATGCCATGACCGATTACTTTGATACCGCCTACTATGTTGATGTAAATATTGGTAAGTGGAATAAACAATATAAGGTGGTCGTATGAATGTGTTCTTAGTATATTACCAAGAAAAAGATTACGCTGGTCATGTTGGCGGTTCTGTATGGGACGGTGTCTACGATTCAAGAGAAAAAGCACAGGCTCGTGTAGATGAGTTGAGTAAAGATAAAACTGTTGAGTACGCTGACTACGAACAATTTGAGGTG